TGTGCGTCAGCCTGTGCCGCGGCGGTAAGTGCGGCCTTATCACCGTTACACTCACACCAAGCGCCATTGTTTCCGCCAGAAACCCAGTAAGCGGAAGCCTTCGGAGCCGTACATCCTGACGGACAACCTTGCTTGGTAGCAGTAGCCTCTACATAATCATTACATACTCTTCCACTGCAACCCGCATCCGCTAATGCCTGAGCTTGAGATCTAAGACTCTCTATCTTATCGCTAGCCTGAGCGTTGGCGGAAGACGTGCTAGAAGCGCATATAGATCCAGAAGGTACATCCGGATAGGAGATCGTTACTCCACAAGGTCTATCAGATGGACAATTCCTACTAGTAGCAGATCCTCCTTGGAAACCGATCGTATTACAGCAAGCAGATCCATAGCTTAGATATTCCTCTCTTCCACAATCATTTCTGTATAAAGCTACACTTTCGCCAGATCTACACTCAGCCTCTCCTATTCTACTCCAAGAATTAGGATCACAACAGCTATCGCAAGATCCGCCGGAGCATCCACAGCCACAAGACTCATGGAGCCTGTTCTCCGTCTCGTCAGAGTGACATCCAGTGCTATCAGTCCTTCTATATCTAGCCCAAACATCACCACCTGAGCAATAGTTTCCGCCATCATAGCTCCAACCACTCCAATTAGGAGGAGTATCCTCACAATCTCCGTTCTTATTAGCGTAAGCTTGAGCGGCGGCTCTGGTAGTTGAATTGCTTCTGAAGGCCTCTTGAACCTTGTTATTGGCGTCAGCCTGAGAGACCGTTGATGTTATAGGATCTAATCCTAATGAGCTATAAGGAACTGATATAGCCACACCTTGTCTACAAGAGCCGCAATTATCCTTATAGAAAGTAGCGCTTCCGGTACCGGTCCATACACAAGTTCCATGTTGGTTAGCGTAATCCTGCCCCTTCTGGTCTAGGATCTGCTCTGCCTTGCTCCTTGCATCCGCCAAAGAAACCTTGCTGGTGATAGCCGTGCCGCCGTTGGCTTGCGTGGAGGTCACCGTTATCCTCTGGCCTACCCCGCCTTCGGCGCAGTTGTTCTTATAGAAGTCACGGCTTGCCACGTAAGTCCAGGTACATCCTCCGTTCTTATTGGCGTAAGCCTGACCCTCAGCTCCACGAACGGCATTCTCAGCTTTCTTATTGGCGTCAGCCAAAGATATGTTGGAGGTGTACGGGTGTCCCGGAAGCTTGCTGCTGCTTACGGATACCATGTCTCCTACGCCGCCATCAGCGCAATTGTTCTTCTGAACCTGACCGGTATAGCTTCCTGTCCACGTACAAGTACCCTTCGAGTTAGCAACGCTCTGTCCCTGAGCCGTAACAGCCGCCAATGCCTTGGCGTTAGCGTCAGCCTGAGATACACATGATTTGAACTTGCCGTCAGAGCTAGGAGCCGGATCCGTAACATCATTCTGAGTCACGGTAACAGAGCTTCCAACCCCACCATCCGCACATTGACGGGTGAAGGCCTTAGATGCCGTACCAAACCAGAAGCATGTCTTATTACCACCAGCTATATACCGCTCTTGATTCTCAGGATCAGTATAGCAGGTATTGGTATTACGTTGATGTAATTTAGAGATACAGTCCTTACATACGGTTTCTATAGTCTCCCAAACCGGTTGCTCATCCTTAGTATGACACGTGTCATCATAGTTCTTGTTAACGAACGCCTGACCCATCCTATCGATGTAGGCCTTAGCCAAAGCGTCAGCCTCCTCTTGTGAACGGGTAGAGGTGAAGAACTGTCCCATAAGATCCGGGGTTACGGTAATAGGATCAGCGTACTGGCAAGTAGGACACTTAGGAGTGAACTCCTTACTATAATTACCGACATATATCTTCAACTCATCACAAGTACCACGATCGTTGGCTATAGCCTGACCTTGCGTCTTGACAGCGGCCTTAGCAAGCTCGTCAGCGGCGAACTGGCTCTCGTATGAGTAGAATGGACCTCCGGTTACATCGGCCTCAGTAACGGTAACTGAAGACGGGATAAGACCGGACGGACAGTTATTCTTCTCGAACGCCTCGCTATAATGACCGGTATATTTAGGAGCCTCATGACAAGTGCCTTGCTCATCGGCTATCTTCTGGCCTTGATTCATGACAGCGGCCATAGCGACCAAGTTAGCCTCATCCTGTGACACGCAAGACTGGAACGGATGACCTTCCACCATATCTTGTGTCACGGTGAACGGATCTCCTACCTGATTAGCGCCACAATTGCTCTTCGTGAACTCGAAGCTAGCCTTACCGGTATACATAGTAGCGTCAGAACAAGTACCCTTGGTATTAGCCAAAGCCTGTCCTTGAGCCTGTACGGCGGTCATAGCCATAGAGTCAGCGGCGGTCTGGGAGTCGTTAGACTGGAATGGGTGTCCTTCTACCATATCTTGGGTAATCGTCACCTTAGATCCGATCTTACACTCACCACAGTTGTTTCTCGTGAACTCCAAGGAAGCACGGCCGGTGTACGTACAAAGGGCGTGGATATTGGCAAGAGCCTGTCCTTGGGCGTCAACGGCGGTCTTGGCCTTGTTGTTTGCATCTTCCTGTGATACGGTAGACGTGAACGGATAACCGTCAACCATCCTATCATTTACCGTATAAGTACCACCAGTGCCAGCACCACAATTGTTACGGGTAAACGTACGTGTATAAGTACCGGTATATACAGGCACCTTCTCGCACTTACCTTTCACGTTAGCCACATCCTGACCTTGAGCCTCGACGGCGGCCTTAGCCTTATTGTTGGCGTCTTCCTGAGATACGGTAGACCTGAAATCTCCTGTCACCATAGTCTCATCCACGACAACCTTGGTGCCGTATTGGGTCTCATCACAGTTATTACGAGTGAACTCCTTATTATACCTACCGTAGTAGATCGTCTTCTCCTTACACTCACCTTCTAGGTTGGCTTGTTGCTGGGCGTTAGCCTCAAGATCGGCCTTAGCCTTATTGTCAGCATCCTCCTGAGAGATAATAGAGAAGTACTTACCAGCGGCTACAACATAAGTATAAGGTTGACCGATATGGAACTCATCGCAATTGTTTCTAGTGACTGTCTTCTCCATCCTTACGTTATAGTAGACGTTAGTCTGACAGTCGCCACGCTCGTTGGTGATAGCCTGACCTTGCGCCTCGACAGCGTCCTGCGCCAGCTTGTTGGCGGCATCCTGCGATACCGTAGAAGTGAACGGATATCCAGAACACATCTTCTCGTCCACAGTGAAGTCAACAGGAGTAGAACCCTCAGGGCAGTTGGTTCTCTGGAATACCTTGGAGTACGATCCGGTAAATACCGGTATCTTCTCACAGTTACCCTTGATATTCGCTATATCCTGACCTTGAGCCTCGACAGCGGCTTGGGCTAGGCTATTAGCGTCTTCCTGAGACACGATGGATCTGAAGTCCCCTATAACCATCGTCTCATCGACAACCACATCAGTACCGTATTGGGTGGAGTCACAATTGTTACGGGTAAAGGTCTTACTAAACTTACCATAATAGATATTCTCCTTAGGCTTACACTCACCCTCCAAATTGGCTTGTTGTTGACCGTTCTTCTCAATATCCTCAAGAGCCTTCCTATCGGCGTCCTCCTGAGAGATGGAAGATACGTACTTGCCCTCAGGAATGATATAAACATATTCCTGACCGTCACTGAACTTATCGCAATTATTACGTATAAACGTCTTTCTCTGCTCCTCGTTATACCAGATATCGGTTATACACTCACCATGCTCGTTGGCGTATTTCTGACCGTTCAGGGCTATATCCTCCATAGCCTTGGCGTCTGCGTCCTCCTGCGAGATAAACGACTTGTAAGTCCTTTCCTCGACCGTATACAACACCACCGATCCATGCTGGTTGGCCAGACAATCGTCCTTGGTGAACGGCTGAACCATCTTGATATTATAATAAACGGGCTTGGCGTCTTGAGCTATCATATACTCCTTGACAATACTACCGTCCTTTGACGTTATACGGAACTTAGCCGTACAGATCTGACCGGTGTAATTAGCCTTGTATACGATGTTAAGCTTATTATCGCCTACCCCATGGCTCTTGTCGTTAATGGCAAAGCAATTACCCTCAACGCAATTCTTATCTATTTCCCTTGCCATATCAATTCTCCTCTATTCTCCATGAAACATCATCTCCGGCCTCTACCCTTACGATTTGAGTATCACCATCCTTATTAAGCGTCAACCTTTGCGGATCCACATTAAAGGGTGGTTCCGGTTCCTCGCCGCCATCTCCGCAAGTGCAACATACCAGTTCAATATCATACTCGGTATTGGACTTGATATCGATAACGACCTGACCGTTCTCACTAGTCACGTTATCAAAGTCATGATCAAGTATAATATAAGGTATATCATTAGGCTGTTGATTGATATTAACAACCTTGCCATTCAAGACAAACATCTCATGATGCTGCTCGTTATCCATATTCTTAGGCATAGCTATAACAAAACTAGCCTCATACAAATCAGTGGCACCGGGATCCTCAGGATCGGCATACACTATATATCTGCTATCCTCTTCCGGAACCTTCATGGATAAGCCATTCACGTTCATGGAAACTATATAAGACTTGCTCACCGAACCACCAAGAGTAAGGCAGGAGGCCTTGACCGAGGCGGAGTTAAGCTTGGCGTTGATGACCGCCGTCCCGCCCTCCATGTCAAACATGATATTGGCCGGATCCACGCTTACCCGCTCCATGCCCTTCTGGGTTATGGTAGCGAGTTTCGTTACCTTGCCTTTCTCGACCGCTACGTAAGTCTCCCTAGGCAACCTACCCATCCATCCCGGCTCTACCTTGATCGCCACCTTGTCGGGACCGGTACCGGAAATCTTGTCGTAGGACACCCATGAGGAGCCTTGCTCGATCTTAGCAAGAATATCTTTTAAATTATTCATATCATTCCGCTTGAGTTATAGTCCATTTATCACTCTTGCCTACGATAATCTCCAGAATCTGCTCACCGCCCTCAGGAGGATACTCGAAGTTAGTAGGCTTAATCTCAAACACGCTGGCGCCACCACAACCAAGATCGCAGATCATGTCCGGCAACCATCCCTCCTCGAAAAAACGCTCTATAAGCTCCCTGACGGCCTCTGAAAAAGAATCAAGCTCCAGCCTGTCTGCTGGGACAGATCCTTTCTTAAGTGTCTCACCACATACCCAACCGTCACACTCGGAAGCCAAGACCGTATCATACACTCTCTTAGCCATAGCATGAAGTATTTAAAATATTACTATTCAATGTAGTATATACGATATTAACATCAGCGAACTCATCGCCCATGCAATACCTTTTCTTGAACTTAATGGATCTACCAGAAACGACATACCCGTCGTTAGGTACGATAGTACCGCAGTAGGTCACGCTAAGAACATTCAGAGGCTCGTATCTTAACCTTACGGCCTGCACTCCCTTAAACGAATCCCTTTGGATGGACGCCGTGGCGCCAGATACGGCAACCAGCTTCCTTACCAGAGACTCGATTACGCTATTCATGCTATCACCGTTCCTGATATCCGCCTCAGGAAAAGACTGACCATCATATATGATCTTGGAGCTGTAGATACTACACTCATCCCCCGGTCTATATTCCGGCTTACATGGATTACAGTTATTCCTCATATCAAATCAATTTATTAATCATTCTCCTTAATTCAAGTATCTCAGCATCCCTGTCCCGTATAGCCTTTATCATAGCGTTAAGGACATCAGACATATCGCAGCTGGGAGATAATCCCAATGACTCCACACGTACCTTGTCTCCTGGATAAACACAGTCGGTGCTCATGTACGTAGAGCACGGTACTTTCGTATCGTCTACAGTAGGCCTGTATTGTTTCTTGTTACAACCATTCATTGTTACCATACCTCCTCTTCAGTTCCGCTATCGCCACCGCCATTACCGGCGTTGACAAGCTCGTTTATAATCTTCTTCAAATCCAGAACCTCGCGATGGTATAAATCTATCTGCTTATCCCTAGACGCTATAATACGCCTCAATGAGTCTACAACGACAGAGATATCAGTGCCTTTCTCTATACCGTCCACCACCAACTCATCTCCTGAGTATAAGACGCATTTATCATATAAAACTATAGGACATCCATAGCCAACACAAGGCTCGTCCTGACAATCCCTATCGCAAGGATCACAAGGATCCTCAGGGCATTTGTTAAGAAACCTATCTATCTTAACGCCATGACAGCATTCTTCAGGACGCTCCCTCGAATGATCATGACAACAACCACCTGTATTACACATATTAATAATATTAATGTTTTTAGCAAAGATACTTATTTGGTTTGATTATAAGACAACGAGGCGCATGAAACAATAAGAGGTAGAGACCATAAGCCCCTACCTCCAAACACTAATCTAACATTATGGAAAACACAAACGCATTCTTACCAATAACATTGATCCTCTTGATCAATATTCTCAATCCATTTCTCGCACTCAAGATTAAGATCAGCGTACTCCTGCCCCTCTACCATCAAAACCTCACGGGCTTTGGCGTTGGCATCCTCTACTGATATCCATGATCTAAACCTATTGGCTTTGATAGAATAATATACCCTACCTGATTTATATCCAAACGGACATACCTTCTCAAACCAATCACCGATCGTAGTATTATAGAATACAGGGGAGCAACTACCTTCGGAGTTAGCCTTCTCCTGTCCTTCTTTCATGAACTTCCTATAAGCTAACGTATCAGCATCAATCTGGGATATATCGGATATGACGGCTCCGACTGGCAATTCATATACAATACCTTCTTTACCTGATGTCCCAGCCTCACAATCGTTCTTGTAGAAAACGCCACGAAGAGGCTGTGAGGCCCAGTCCTTACAGCATGTCCCAACGGCGTTGGCCTCCCCCTGCCCGATCCTTCCAAGCTCAACCATCGCCTTATCATTGGCGTCTTTCTTGGATACGTATGACACAAACCTACCTTTCTCTACACATATCTGTTCCTTGGATCCCTTGCCGCTTACGCAATTGTTCTTGATAAACTCATCGCATACCTGATCATTATACCATACGGACGGTATTATGTCGGCATATGTGTTGGCGTAGTCCTGACCATTGGCGTTGATATCATCCTCAGCCTTGCTGTCAGCCTCCTCCTGCGTATCGCCAAAATAGACGTTGGCCGGGACCCGGTAGTCAACAGAGCCGCCCACGTACCCGGCAGGCGGGTTGTTTTTGGTGAACGTCCGAACTATTTCTTTGTTACCGTATACCATTGTCATTCACTTTGTCACAAAGATACAATTTAAAATCAAATTACAAAGGAAGAGCCTTTTTGCTTCTCAAAACCTTATATAGATAATCTCTTAATTGCTCCTCGGTAGTTATATATCCAAACTCAATCATCTTGGCTATATCAATCTCCAGCTCCATCAATTCTTTAGCCTTGGCCTCCTCGCCAACAGAGTTTCTTATCATAGTCTCATGAAGGCCATAGACAATAATATTTACGGATCTGGCCAAATCTTGTATTTTATCTCTTAGTCTTGAAGATTCAATTATTTTAGATAAAGCGGAAGACATCCTCTTGTAAGCATCACCAGCCTTATCCCTGTAATCTATAAGTTGATCATGTACAAATCTCAACACCTGAACTTCGAATCTAGGATTTATCCACATGGCAAATTTTATAAACAACAGAGGATGCATCCACACCTTATCAGGAGTTTTACCATGCTTAGTTGTCTTACCTTTTACTTTTATAACTAATTGATTATCACCAATGTCGATTTTTCTCCTATGGCTTTCATCTTCAGATAAAGCACTAATAAATTCCTTAGTTCTACCACTATTCATAAAATCATCAAGCCGTCTTCTCGTGCTATCGGGATTATCATTCCATTGCTTAAGTAAACTGTTGGCATCAAAATAACCATCACTAGTTCTTTGAAAAACGTTAAAATCACCCATTTTTCTTGTCAAAACATTTACCGTCTTCATTTTTTAATCTAATTTTGAAGTTAATAATTAATTACTTTATGTCCACTCCCTCGTGAGAGTCAGTGGACATACAAAAATAGCCAATCGAAATGATAAACACAAACCGATTGGCTATTTTTAATATCCTAAAATCAGGACATTAATTACCCATTGCAAATCTTATCCTCAATAGCGTAAAGGATTTTAGCTACAGTCTTATCGCCACTTACCTTCACGCAAGACTCACCAAGATCCCGGACGTCTATAGCCTCCCTGATACGGGTAAGCTCTTCATATATCTCCTCTATCACATCAGAGATCATAACACATTCATCAGAGTCCTTATGCTTTGACCACTCCGGAAGATCACCCTCGTAAGGTACGCAAGTGGACGGGGTTATATGTGAACAACTGTATTTTTTCATGCCAGTAACTTATTAACACTTTCCTTTAACAATCTTACCTCATCCGGGCATAACCCGCAATCATTATCGCATAATGACCTTTGTAGACGAATTATCTTGCCCCAATAAGATACATCAGGCTTATTCCCGATCCTGTACCTATGATACCTCATGTATCCACTCCATTGACAAGACAGCCATTCGTCTACGACCTTACATAGATCTATTCTATCAAGGTTTGATATGCTCTGCGCGCCCATCGAGAATCTCCTTTCTCATTTCCTGTACCTCCTCGTCAGGCGGACATCCATACGGCAGGTTCTTGATCCATTCACGGATCTTTTTCTGCATATTAAGATAAGATACACCCACGCCATCACCCTTGGTACGAACTTGCTTATATATACTAACCACGTCACGTTCCATGGTCTGCAACGGATCTTGCATAACCATACAACCAGCGGTGCTTCTAGAAGCGTACTCCATATCGCTAACAGCGGTAGAAGAAGAATGATTCATCATACTTCTCTCAATCCTTTCTCTCTCGGCCCTTAACGCCTTTTCCTTACAAGTATTACAACCCACGACTAAATATTTTTATGTTTAACAATCCACGCAATTGGTAGCCATCTCAAGAAGCTCTCCGACACGATCAATAATCTCATGGGCGGCCCTTATGTTATCCAACCTGACATTCGCCTCGGCTACGACCATAAGTGTCTCCATCTCCTGTATCTTGTCTATAAGATCCTTATCCTTGTCCTCGCATAAGACATCAGTCTTGATCCATAGCCGGTCGAGACGTCTGCGTATAAGATCCGTCTTAAGATACTTGCGACTGAAATTGTAAGTGGAAGGGCTACCTATGATCTTGATATCATATATACCGTCTGGGAGGTCAAGGTATTTGACATTACAATCATCGTAATTAAAGCAATTGAGACCTAGTGTTAAACTGGTAAAGGTATTGACCTGATTCTTGCCAAGAAACAACGTAACAGGGTCGGACATGCCCGGCGTAGTGATCTCGATGATCGCCTTCCTGTCCTCCAGCAGCCCCCACTCGGACTCATCCAATACCTGCAATACCTTTGGATCACGTGTCTCTAGCACCTGAAATGACAGCCGAATATCATTCATATTAACCTTCTTGTCGTACCGGCACAAGCTATCGTCATAACGAGCCTGCATATCAAGATCAGGGACATCGGTATAATATGTCTTGACCTCATGCCCGTTGATAAATACCGATGTTATCTGGCAAACATGAGACCTAGCGACATCAAAAAACACCATCCTTACATTACCCTCATAATCAACGCCAGATGTCGGGTATGTCAATATCTGGGTATTATACTCACCATCGTTACGCCTAGCCACGACAGTAATAACGATAGGTTTTTCTATATCGTAATCATCCATGATAATCCTAGCGGCGAACTTATCATGAATTATCTTCGGTATGATATTGATCTGATTCATTCGTATTTCTTTTTCACAAAGATAACTATAAAGACGAATCTTAAAAAATAGATTCAAAAAATAGTACCACATGAATATATTATCAAAAAGAATGTATACATTTGCGCCATGGTCGGTTGGATGAGTGGTTTAGTCGGTGGTCTGCAAAACCATATACCTCGGTTCGAATCCGGGACTGACCTCATATTTGCAATTCTTTTCTGGGGTGATAACCAATAGGTGTATGGGGTTTCTTGTACACCTATTATTTTATCAATCCGAATCTTTTCAACAACACGAATAATACAACCAATATACCTAAGATCGACATAAAGATAATAGCCATCGGCCACCTTGATTCCTCCTTATCGTCTATATCCTTATGCTTGATGTCTGTCTTCTTATCAATATCCTCAATACCGGTGATCGTCTTATCAACGCCAAGGGAATCGGTCGTCACCGTGCTATCCCGCCGGCCGATGACGATATGGGCGTCAGTCACGGACGATACCGGTCGCTCTCCCGTGGCGGGATCAATATCCTTATCCGTATCGAATTTCCTCTCAGTTATAACGATATCGGCATTAAGATCAGAGGTCTTTATCTCCACCATCTTGCGGTCTATAACTTCGTTTATCATCGTCTCTATCCTGCTTATCAGCCGGCTATCAATAGACGCCTCGCTAACCTGCCTCCTGCTTCCACAAGAGGACAGGAATAGCGACAGACCTAAACAAAAAATCGCCCTAAGACTTATCCTTAACCTCATCATCGGCAATCCTCCTTATATCGTCAAACGTCTCATCAGGTATGTTCTTGGAGAAGCTAAACATCTTGAATACGTTTATCCTATTGAATACAGCCTTGAACACCTTAACCAGATAAGCGTCAGCAAAAGCATCCCCTATCGTATTCAGGAAAAGCATAACATATCCAACAAGAGCTATATACACCCCATATTTGGTAACGGTAAGTATCATGCTAGCCTCCTCCTCGATCGGGTATAACGTCTTATATATAACACATAATGTCATTACTATAAAACAGGACAAAGCGAACTCCTTAAGAATATCAGTAAACCTGACCTCCCTAAACCATCTCTTAAAACTAAACCTTCTTCTACGACTCCGTCGGAGCTTCCAGCCCCTTATGCTTTGCGCTAACCTAGCTAAAAAATTCGCTATTAATACTATAAGTAATACGGTCAATAAATGGTGTACTGGCTGGAAATAAGCCCAACAAGAGGCACCATACGCAAGCGCAATATTCCACAAAGCCCCCACTCGCTCTATCATGTCTTTGTCTTTCATTTTATACCCTACTCGCAAAGTTAACTACTATACTATTAAGTACCTAAAACACCACGGCATGTATACCGTTCCTCGTGTCAAGACTATCAAAATGCAACCAATTCACCTTACCCTCAAGCCTAAAAGGATATGGAAGCATATCCTGATGATCTAAAATCAAACCTCTGGCTTGTTCCGCCGTCATCGACTTGACATCGAAATCACCGGCCTTACCCAATACATGAGCGGATAGATAAACATCCTTCTTATCCTTGACGATCTGGCACATGTTGCATCTAAGACCACGCTGGGAAAACTGTCCTTGCTTATCCCAGTTATTACAATACATAGGCTGTTTGATTATATCCCTACGTAATATAAGTAAATTATGGAGAAACTCTGTGTCAAGGAACTGCCACGATCTTTCCTTCCACTTATTGTAAGTATGAGGACACACCAATTCAACTATATCAAAATAAGAACCTAATTCTTTTATAATATCATTCCTATCCATATCATCCATTTTTAAAATAATGTAAAATAACAATACCACGATAACCTGATCCTCCTCGACCGCTCGTAGCCCCACTATTAGAAGCTTTAGAGGCTCCTCCTCCACCACCTCCATAATAAGTGGCATTACCTCCATTTTTGCCATTAATAGTAACACCCTCAATATCCTCGACTCCAGCTCCATCACCTCCCCCGTGATTTCCGCCTTTCCCTCCGGATAAAAAGCCCATATCCCATCCTCTTGTATAAGCTCCCGATCCACCACCAGCGCCCATAGGATAAGGATATCGGTCAGGATATTTGTTATTAAAAACATATGATCCATCTTGCCCTGGATTTCCCGGGGAAGGATCATGACCATCCCCTTCAACTCCATATCCGCCTCTTCCACCTTTACCGGCAATAGCCTGATATATACCGAATATACTATCACCACCTATATCTCCAACAACCACCCTATATGTAACACCTGGATTTACGGATATAGTCCCAGTCAGTACACCACCTCCGTTGCCGCCACTCCCGGCATTATATATATCGGAATATCCTCCATTAAGACCTCCGGCGACCAACGCGAACTCAACCTCATAGACCCCATCAGGAACCTCCCAATATCCATTATCCTGAGGGGACAGTTCCTCGAATACCTCTACTATCTTCACCTTGGGTAGCATCCTTCTTCTCATCATAAAGCAAACAGGATTTTACCCCCCCCCATTTATATTTTAAAACACTAATATTAAACATATTATTCCGGTTTTATCGTCCATTTCTGAGCGTAATTATTTTTTAATACATATATTTTCTCCATAGGCGTAGCGGGAGATCCGTTGGACTGGCCTTTCACGAATCCCTCGGGGGCCTGCTCCGTGCCGGAAGGACGCTGGTTTTCGGTTGGATAAATAGCATTATACATGCTTACCGAAAGACTATAGAACTGGTTCCTCTTCCCATCCTTAGCCACGGATGTCATAGTAATCTGATCCCATCCTACAACAAGGTCGTAGAAAGAGTTCACGAAATCATCTGATCTTTTTTGGCTATGAGTGGACGCATTCACGTTAAACCATGTAATAGCCCTCATCTCATAAATATAATCCGGAAGCTTATCCATTCTAAGACTATTGCTATTAGCTGCAATGAAACTAGTAAGATGCTCCAATCCCCTTCCAGACATATTATCATCATTCCAACCCGTCCTCCTTTCTCCACTTACCCAGTCATCTAAAAAAGAAAAATCATTAATGTTAGGATTTATCTTATCTACCTCGAAAGAAGGAAGGATGTTTATATCAAAATAATTCCACATATCAGAAGGACCAGGATGCATTCTCAACGAAGTTAATTTAGGAAGATCATTAAACTCCTTTATATACCTATCCAAATAACATGAAGACAATTCAAGGGTTTGAAGATTTTTCATATTTTTTATATTCCTTATCCCGCTAGATTCTATATCCCTAAGATCAAGCATATTAAACATACTTAAATAATACACCTCAGTCTTACTGGTTATAGCCTCAGGCATTTCAGTCATTCTTTGCCCTACACTTGAAAGATCTATATAAATTAATTTATTAGATCTCGACAATTTATCTACCGGTATGCCATCATTAACATACATCGTATGCGATACGACCAAAAATTCAAGATCTGGAATATCTACGATCGGGAAAGCCGTCATCTTACAAGTTTGAATATTGGCATAATAAATATCACAAGTAAAATCTATCGACACAGCCCGTTGTACATCCCTCCTCCCATCAGCGTAAGCATGATTATCCACAGGTACATATTGCGATCCATCCTCCTTCCTGAACCACCACGTAGTATTGGGATTTTTCCTGTGTTGTATTGCCAAAGAACGGAATATAATACGATAATTATCCTGCCCTTGTACCTTGGTCATAGGAAACTGTTCCTTTATTCCATCCCCCCAATCCACATTAGCCATACCGGGCTTTCTGGATCTAAACTCAACAAACGTATTATAAGGATTATCAACCACAGGATCGGGTACATAATTATAATCATCAGTATAATAATTCCTAAGTGTCCTATCCCATGTAGTGAACCACACGAACTTATTTGATGAAGCCTCATATTTATATAATGTCTTAGCCATTACCTATCTTGTTAAAATATTCTACAATAACATTCCTGTCCAATCCCATAGAATCACATAAATACGCCCCTTCTGGTTGACCCCCAAACGATAATACCTTATCCGTATCATGAGCTAAAACATCTCCATTGCCTACAAAGGTACGCCCATCGTCAAATACGATAAGCTTATATGGCTTATACGACCTCGTGTCAATATCAGAAGATCGTATTGACCTTAACACCGAAGCCTCTGGCGCCATACTAAACCTCCATCCATAATTATTCATAAGCACATAAACCATCTCCATAGGAGTCGACGGAGAGCCATTAGACTGACCCTTTATAAAGCCAGAAGGTGCCTGTAATACGCCACTAGGCCTTTTATCAACAGGCTTGGAAGCTAAATACATACTTAGATACAATCCATAAAACTGATTCCTTTTTCCATCGGAAGCAGAGGAAGACATAGTGAGATAATCAAACCCCATCACCTTCTCATATAATGTTGATATAAACGTATCACATCGACTTTGGGTTGACAAGGAGATATGCATATAAAAACTACTCATAGATCTCATCTCATATATATAATCCGGTAGATTACTTACATCTATATTACTATAGCCATATGAGGCGGTAAGGCTAGTGATATTTTCCAGCCCCTTGCCGATCATATACGGATGCCAACTCACAACGGATCCATACCATCTGTTTATATGATCGAAGGTCCTTAAGCTAGGATTTATCTTATCCACCTCATCCATAGCAGGGCATGTATTAGGGTCAAACGATGGCATAGCCACTCCCGGGGATATATATAATTCTTTTAGCTTGCTAAAAGACAGCCATTCCCTTGGATATACCCTAACCCTGCAACCTGCCAAAGATAATGTTACAAGATTAGGCCACATAGAGGGGAATTTCCTTATATTAGAAGACTCCGTATCATTAAAATCAGCCGTTCGACTTAGATTAATGCCTTTTAACTTAGTGAGCCTATCCCAATCGTCTGGTATGGATGTCAATGTCCCTACACCTAATTCGTTAAGTGTTATATACTCTATATTTACCGATCTACGTATCCTGTCTTTAGGGATATCGGTTATATTCCCGTCGCCGGTAATGGATAAAGTTAAGTTGATAATACTTGGGGCGTCTAATATCGGGAACCCTACCATCATTATCCTTGCTGTTTGAACGTATGTAATATCATTCGTAAAAGTCATAGTAATGACCCGCTCTTTATCTAGCCCATCAGCGTAAGCATGATTAGGCGCAGGGATATACTCACTCCCATCTTCCTTATAAAACCACCATGGATGGCTATCCGGATTCTTACGATAACTTATATCCCTTCTCCTGAACATCAACCTATATCGCCCGTATATGGATTCGCTCCTGTCCTTCACGAAAGGAAATTGATCTTTATTCCCGTCACCCCAATCGACCTCGCACATGCCTGGGGTCTTGGCATAAAACTGTATACTCTCATTGTAATTATTAACATCCAATATAGGATCAGGCACGTCATCAGTAGTATCATTCCTGCTAACGCCCCTAAAAGCATATTTGCCTTTAGTAAAAAAGGTTATAGAGCCTTTATTCGTATCCTTACATATCAGCCTCATACCTCTCCCTCCTCTATTCTCCTGAAATACTCGATAACCGGTGAACTGTCCAATCCCAGATCGTTACAGATATCTATAGCCTCGTATTTGTCGGCGAAATTATACTTACTCATATTATCATCCAATACATCTCCGCTGAACACGGATACATGGCCGTCCTTTACGCCAAGGACGAAAGGGGTGATCCTAGCCTTCCCAGCCCGCCTTGCCCTCGTAAGGGCGGCCTTAGAAGCTGGGGCAGGGGCCAAGACCCATGTCTGCCCGTAGTTATTGGTAAGCACATACACCTTCTCCATAGGCGTCGTAGGATTACCGTTGCTAACACCCTTATCAAACCCCTCAGGGGCTTGATAAACGCCAGATGGTCTCTTGTTGGTAGGAGCTGCGGAAGTATATAAATCTAAGGTGAGTTTATAAAACTGATTCCTATTACCGTCAGAAGCCGTCTGTGACATCGTTATATAACTCCACGACATTATCTTATCATAAAATGTATTTACGAATGTATCAGCCCTCTCCTGCGTATTTATAAATGTACCACCATCACGCAAAGTCCATATCCTAAATTCCCTTACCTCATACAACCAATCTGGGAGATCGTCTACCGGTACCGTGTCTGAATTACAATACGTGCCCTGAATCTTATTCAACTTACCTCCTACAAGATCTTGTTTCCATGAGCTACCGCTAGCCATAAAATAAACGCCTGTCTTATCATCTCCAACCTTATCCACCTCATCAAATACAGGTATATTATTCCGATTGCTTATAATGCTTATACCTTTTGCTGGAATAGAATTAAAAGCCGGATCATAAGAAGGGATGTTACACCAGTTGAAGTTAAATTCAGTAAGATTCTTCCATTCAGAGAATCTTCTCCAATTAGAATCAGGATTATCAGCGAAATTAAAAACGAAATTACACCCAAAATACTTCAATCTTTTCATTTTTAAAAACCCCTCCGGCCAATTATCCCAAACACCAGGGTGAGAAAAAGACCCCATCTGTATATTACGAAGATTAACGCTCTTGCTTATCCTGTCATATGGGATATCTCCATTTTTTAAAACGGACCTGACCATAGCCAAATAAGTTATATTAGGTAGATTAACTACAGGAAACTCATGGAGGACAATACCCTCCATATTGAAATCCCCATCGATTACGTTAGAGAACCTCATCGTAACCTCCCTACGCCTGATATCGCTATACTTATGTGGAGGAACCGGTATATACTGAGATCCATCCTCCTTCCTATACCACCATGTAGTATCGTCAGGATTCTTTTTGTACTCAATATCTAAAGACCTGAATACTATCCTATAACTACCGTCAGATATCTTGACCAAAGGGTATTGATCCTTTGTCCCATCACCCCAATCGACGTCCACGAATCCTGGATTGTTTGCCGAGAACCTGAGATTACGATTAAAAGCATTATAATCTACTATCGGATCAGGCACATAATCAGCATCCTTCCCATCATAACAAGGGAACCTGTCCTCATTCACCATAAACGTCACCGAGGACAAGACCGTATCATATCCCACTAAAAAAGCCATACCATTAATTTATTGAGGTTATATCATAAGACACCCATTCCTTATACCCGTTAACCATCTCATATACCTTGTTGATGGTCTTGCATACGACAGCGAACCCAATATCTACGTTAGGGAACTTCTCGTTAAGCTCATCTATTGTAAGCTCCTTGGTTATGCTCTCATCCCACTTACGCATCTCCTTTACCTCCATAAGGATCGGTTTACCGGTTACGCCTACGCTCATCACCCATTCTCCCTTACGGTTGGCATCCGCCAGATCCGGGAAGATAGTAACGCCAAACAACTCCGTGAGCACGAACTCATCGCCGTTCCGGGTAAACGACACCGCCGCTCCGGGGGTCAAGACTACCTCGTTCACCGCCAGCATACTCACCAGCTTCTTGGCTCCCCCTGATACAGTACCATTCAACACGACAGTCACGTTACCCGTAGCGCTATTAACGAACTTGATATCATTCTTCTCGCTATTTATAGCCTGTAACCTAGACCCAGATACGATATTAACGATCTCATAATTCTTGTCGTAAGTACTCTGTAGCGTCACATTGCCGTATTTAGTATCGATAAGGGTAATCCACTTAGCCTTACCACCTACTATCTCAACAAGCTTATAAAACACGTCATTGCCGTCAGAGTCAACCCATCTAGCTATAGCACCCGGAGCGAAATTAGTCACCTCCCGATCTTGAGTATAACTTATAGTGCTTTCCGTAGGCTTGTTAGCCAAAGTAACGTAAAGACATTGCTCTACATCGGCCTCCATCTTAACTATCCCAGCACCATCGTAATAATAATCAGGTACGTTTTTCTCTCGTATCAACAAGATGGTACCTTCCTTAAGCTTATCGGCGTTAGTTGGATCATCCACGAAAGATTTCATTTGGATATAGGTATCGAAGATAATCGACATACTCTTATCCTCTATCTTCTGATTGATATCATTGACAATATTATTAATCTCGTCTTTCGTATAATAAGGAGATAAATCAACCTTCGGACCTTCCTGCTCTAAAGCCTGAGTTCCATCCCACCAATAATCAGGTACATCCTGCTCCCTAATCCAGAGGCTGTCACCCACACGGAGCTTAGCCGTGTTCTCCGGGACCGCCAGCCACTCATTCATGGCATCGACCGTATCAAAGATATACGCCGTGTTCTTGCCCTCAGCTATACGTCTTACGACAGCCAACTCGCTCTCGACATCGCTAAGTCTTTCCTTTATATTATTGATCTCTCGCTCTAACTTATCATAATTATCCTCCTGATCTATAGCGTCGCCGATGGACATATAAACCTCGTTAGTGAGCTTATTGTAGGTAACACGAGCCACCCTCTCGTAGGATGTCTTATACGTAGATGAACCCTTACTAGTATGACAAACAAAATCATACGTATTTTGATACACCACAGATCCACCGGTATTGATGAAATTATATCCATCTTGGCTCATCGTACCTCCCTTGTATCCAACAAGTTCAAAAGAACATTTACCCGTACCTTTAGATCCAAACCATGTAGCGTAGGCCATGAAATACGTCTCTTCAGGTAGGATATCATAATATTTAGCCCTTAAATCCTTCACCGACATCCAAACACATTCCTTACCAGAACCGGTATTATCACCACCCCATTTAAGAACTTCTCTAACAGAGCTATCTCCATTTCCGGGGCCAGACCAACCTACAGCAAGATTATCTATGGTGGGAACATTAGAATTAAGGGCTTCCGTCATCGTGTCCAAGTCCCTTCCGGAACTTGATTCCCATAAATATCTGAACGTCACAAAATCAACATCCCCGATCTTAATGCCTCCAGTATTACTAGGATATGTTTTTGTGACTAACTCATAATACCATTTACCATCACGGAAAGTAGCCCTTATCCTCTCTACTTGCTTGGGGGATATAGAGACATATGATCCGCCAACGGAAACGTTATCGCCATCAACCGCACGGGAAGTCCCATCCTTTGGATCCTCAGGGTCCACTGGGGTGTAGATCGTAGCCTGCTTATCTCCGGCATTGATAACAACTATATAATAGCTGTCCCCATCAAGACCCTCATCATGAGCCATGGTTACAAAGCCCTGCTCGCTATCCGGCCTCCATTCAACGACAACCATATGCTTATCCATAGGTATACCGGAAACGCTGTTAACGTAGTTTGTTGACGACATGAAAATGGCATGATCATCATAAGCCTCATCAACACGTTGATGCTTAGTAGCCAATCCGTCAAGACGTGATATCTCAATGGGGTCAGTTACCTCGACCCCATTATAATCATACCACTTATATCCTATCATCGTATTCTCACGACGATATTTCCTTTTCCTTATGACCTCACCGCCGGCTAGGGCGTCAATCATATAATAATCATTACATACCTTAACCATGACCTTGATATTAACAGGTTTGACATAAACAAGCCACGATAGTAGCGCCATCGGGGATGGAGGTCAGCGTAGTCCCTACCGGGTAGGTCGGGGAGGATGACTCCATCACCATCAACGACATCCGCTCTACGACCATATTGTTATCAATCAACCGACTTCCCTCCACATAGAACCGGCCATCGGCCACCTCATAGCACTCTCGCACCGGAACCATATGTCTTTGGCTCTTATCCGCGTAATCACAGATCGTCACCTTAGCCCCATCCGGTATAGACGTAAGCTCATCACCTACATTGTAATCAGGATGATCAGAGTACACGACATACAATATAGACTTAATATCCTGTAACGCCGGATTGACTGTCCTGAATCCCTTCAAATGTATCTTATGACCACCGATCTCATAACAATCATCCACGCCCATGATATTAAGATCACAACTGATAACCGTCCAGCCGTTAATAACCGTCTGCGTAGGGGTAGTATTGATAGGATGATCGGGGTCGGTAGACTCAACGATCTTATAGTCGAAAGTCTTTACATCCAGATTTCCGTTCAACGACTCCTGTCTCCTGATCTTCACCGTACCCTTTCCGGTATCATAACAAGTCTCAGTGGTATCGATAAGTCGATCCATATAATCCGGCTCCTCGCATTCGATACGAGCGAAATTAGATGGCAAAGAGGTATATTGAATACCAACATGGATATCATTGTCTGTAGAACTCAATACATGATGATTATACGACCTAACATGATTTAAAGGGTTGATAACGTAAGTGGATTTAATCCTTACCGATCCTCCCGGTGTCGAGTAACATTCTACCGCATTTCTGGTAATACGATCATCCAACCTTTCTAGAGCACACCTTTCACGGATAAAATCCGCAGGGATATTATTTATCCTATTTCCTAGCCTATACCCATTATCAGACGAGTCCACAATCTCCCAGAACTGGTTTCTTTTCCCAAGATCACCGTCATAAGACACCACATGTCTCATACGCACGCTTCCGGCTGATGTCTTGTAACACTCCTCGATATCAATAGGCATCCTATCTTCCATATCCGTGAAATCACAAGACACCAAAGAGAAACTCTCTGGAAGGGTAGCTAAGTCGGTCCCCGGGACGAAGCCAGCGTCATCCGACTCAAGGACTTCGAAACGGGTATATCTGGCCTTTATCTTGGAGTCATAAGAAACTAACCTACGAAGCTTGACATGGCCGTTACCTCCATCGTAGCATTCAATGTAAGATCTAATGTCACGTTCTTCCATATCATCGAAATCGCAGACAGCCCTTATCCAAGTATCTGGCAAGGAAATGAAGCTGGCACCCTCAGGCTGTGACGGATCGGTAGTCTCCAGGACTTTATAACTCTTATCCCTAACCCCTATATTCCCGTCCCATGACGTGAGAACCTCCAGCTTCACCTTACCGGCCGGTGTCTTATAACATTCTATCGTTACCTCTATATCACGATCCTCCATATCCGTGAAGTCGCAAACAACCTCAACCCAGTCATCGCTTATATTAGTGATAAATTCTCCTACAGGATTCTCAGGATCGGTACTTTGCTTGATGCGATACCATTCCTTTCTGATACCCATCTCATAATCAAATATCTTATATCCCTCTATCTGTACTCTCCCGGTACCGGTATCAAAGCATTTAAGAACCGGTATTATCTCCCTTTGAGTCATATCAGGGAAATCACATACTATACGATTCCATGTGTCGGGGATAGCGTCATACTCCGTACCGATAGGATTACTATCGTCGGTCGTATTCACCACCTCGTAATGGGATACCTCGGGATTCAGACGGGGATCAACCGACTCTACGCCCTCGATCTGGACCTTGCCCCCTTCCGTGGCATAACATTTACTTACGAATATTAACTCCCGATCGGTCATCTCGGCTATACTACAATCTATAGCCACCCACTCAGACGGAACCTTATCTAATTCCGTACCGATAGGAGTATCGATATCTGATGAATTGATGATAAATATCTTCTCGGCCAGTATCTCTCCCTTATTATTCATATAGGTATGGATACGAGCCTCTACCTGACCACCCGGCGTGCGATAGCATTGGTTGACGATCGACACACGGGCGTCCTTAATGTTAATGAACTGATAATCCTTTTTAGGGACATCGCTTACAAGTCTCTTTACTCCTTTATCATCGAAGTAAACGTAACACCCGTCATTCCTCATCATGACCGGATACGTCTTTCCGTCTATTACAACCCCTGAGAAGTCATCTGGCGGAACGGAGAAACCCATGCTTCCGAATATAGAAGCCAGTCTCTTTAAATACTCATTAATAGCGGACATATTATATCGTTTAATTATTTACCTCAAAGATATATATAATTATTTTTGAACGTAATTAAAAACATAAGATATATGAGAAGAAGAATGTTCTTTAACAAAAAAGCCAACAACACGATATTGTTATTTCATTTTAACAATGATTTCAAATATATCGGAAAGAACGTAGGTCCTGTCACATGGGGGGGGGGGATCATATGTCTCAGGAAAATTTGATCAAGCCGCTAAATTCGACATCGCCCCTATAATATTCGACCAATCACAATGGTTCTGGGATATTATATCCGAAGGGAACTATACCATAGAACTATGGTATTATTGTACGAATAAAAGCTCAAAACAAGGATTTATAACATCTGATATAGCAGGAAGCCCTACAGGATTTGCCTTCTATATAGGGTATGATAATATCATATATGGAAATTTCGACAATTATGAAAGCGTAAGCTCTTCTGTCTTAGAGATAGGATGGAATCACATAGCATTATCATCTAATAACAAATCATGCGGATTATATATTAATGGTATAAATAAATTTAACAAGAAAAAAACCATATCAAAACAAGACTATGATATATGTATAGGAGGAAGAACAGGGTCTGGAGATAATATGACAGGCGGTATTATAGACGAGATGAGAATATCAAACATACCTAGATACACGACAAACTTCACTCCTCCATCACAACCATTTATTATAGATTAAAAAAAGGGGAGAGAATTGAATCTCTCCCCTTTAGGAAATATATGAACGCAAAAAAGGTCGTTCTTATTTGGGTTCGGTCACGATAGCCGGTCCAAGACCAGCGGCAGCTCCGATCATATTGATCATCTCCTGAACACCCTCATGAGCGCCATAGCGTACACGTAAGATCAAGTTAACCGGATCATCGGCGATAACCTTTCCGAATCCTTGAGCGTATCTATGAGGATTAATCGTGATCTGGAAGTCAACGTACTGAGCCGTTTGCTCTACACGACTATATTCGTTCATGAACGTCCGTCCCATGAAATCCTGATGTTTCGGGAATCCATTGAAATGAGCGTAACCCTTCAACTCATCATCCATCATATTGCCGCCTACGTGAGTACGTGGTGCTTTGCTGGACAATCTCTCGAAGTGAAGCTGATCCCACCAGATAGGAGAACCCTCATCCAAAGAATCGGGATAACCGCCGCTAGCTCCAACGATCTCTACGCTATCCTCGATATAAGTCATTTGATCCATCAAGCACTCTGACGGAGATAATAACATTTCCTTACCACGGAAACGGATACCGCACTTGCAATTCGTGCCAAGTTCCTGAGCCGACTCCAATTTCTTCCACATACGGTTGCGGTAGGACGCCGGAGCCTTGCTGGTGAAGAATCCCTCGAACACCTTGTCGCACTCATCACACAACATGTTAGTATATACCGTTGTCTGGAAGCTATGCTGGCAAGCCGCAGGAGTACCGTAGTCAGTGATCTCCAGTTCCGGGAAAGCCTGTTTGATTTCTTCCAAGGCGCTTTCTCCACACTCGTTATCCGGGATCGTGATATAATACTTCTCGGTGGATACCTTGCAAGAACCACAAGCTGACCATGAAGCGGTACGAACCGTAGGATTCTCGCACATATCGGATGTCTTAGCCACATAGTAGATGATAGCCGTAGGATTAGCCTCCACGAAAGTAGAGATCTCCTCATCCGTCAATTTCTTGGAAGTAGCGGCAATATACAAACCTGATCCCTTGATCTGACTCATCTTGTTAACCGTATCGGCTACAACGTTAGGCAATGACTCCACCGTAGTAGACATATCGACACCGTCATCCTCCAAGGAGATAGAATACAGATAACCACCCTTAACCTCGGTATAGTTAGGAGGACAATCCGTACATCCTTTCATGATAGAGATAAGACGTTGAGTATAATCAGCCGGTTTAGTGCCTTTCTTCATCACCTTATAACGTGACATGCTACCCTCGATAGTCTCACGAACGATCTTCAATCCCGGGTATTGGGCGCGAACCTCAGCCAAGGCCAGATCGTCACCGGTATCACATACCTCCATGCAATAGAAGTTCACGTCCTCCGTCTCAGGCTCCGTAGCCTCGTTAGTACATCTTGTAACCGGAGTGATATCAATATAATCAGATACCTTACCACCTCCAGCGATAGGCTGATTCTTCATCCTCTCGATACACTTCAATACGGCGGGTAACAAATCAACCTCCTCGCAAGGATCGCACTCCTCGCATTGATTTGGCGTATTATCACAATCATCCAAAAGAATGGCGTCATTGATCTCTACACGACCCTCCTCATAGCCAAGAAGCTCAAAGGCACGACCAGCGAGAACCAAGCGGATAGCGATACGGTCTCCTTTGGAAACTGAGAATGCCGTGTCATCAGAAACACCATTGTATCCTAAGATAACATCATCGACATAAGCATGATCTTTCTTCGGCCAAGAAGCGTAGATCTCCGTGATCTCGTTCAAAGAGAATAACGGCGTGGAAAAATCCTTATCATAGATAGAGCGGGAAGCCGCTTGTTCATTACGACCGATACGGATCTCATAACGCTTGTCGTTACGAGGCTTACCGGTAAAATCAATCACGGCCTTACAACCGTTCTCGGAAGTATCTTTAGTATCGTAAATACCGATCTGTCCTTCCTTCAAGAAGATGGAATCAACATCCACCATCTTAGCGTGTGGGGATACGAAAAGTACCCGGTCTTGCGGTCTGTGCAACATATTATCAATATTTTAATTTAAAAATCATTTACCTAACACAAACATAATGATAAACAATATCACCACAATAAAATAAGGTCGTGAGTATACGACATAATATAGTATTTACATTTTATGTAAAACAAAAAGCCTACCCGTTACCGAGTAGGCTTAATGATCAAACTAACGGTGTTTATTTGAAAGAAGCCACATTATCCTTATCCATGCTATATCTATTCAATTCATTCTCGTTAAGGCTGAATTGTTTAGCAACAATATCCAGAATCTCCTCCACCAAAGGATCGGGCAGCTCAGGGTCGATATCCGTGGACTGCATACCGGCAGCGTTGATATACCCGGTCAGATCCACCCGTACCGGATTTCGGTAGTAGGTCATCCTGACTTCATCGGTACGGAATCCGTCCTCATACACCACGACCTTCCCATCTCCTATGGTGTAAAACGTCTCCCGGTAATCAAAAGAAGGTTTATTGCTATCATCCCCAAGAAGCTCATGGACGTTCTCGTTCTTAGCTTCCCACATAACGAAATCACCAACCTTGCATCCTTTATAAGAAAACGAACCTTTTATATTTGAGAACCATAGATAATCATCCGGAAGACCGAATGATGTCGATTCAGGATCATCTATATGATTACCCTTATTAAGCGATTCCCAGTATACCAGAAGAGTTTGTATGGAACGGATGGTCTCATCATCCTTCCTGTTAAGATAGTATCTTATCAACCTATCTTGAGCTTCATTAAATAAAAGCACAAATCTTCCGGGATCAAGCTTAATCCCGCCATTGGCTAAATTCTGCTCGTTCTTCTGCAAAGACCTTAGATACGCTTCTTGGATTGTCATCGTTATTCCTCCTTAACCTTATCACCTTCCTCTACGCCATCCTTCTTCTTAATATCCTTAACCTTCTTGGTCTTGGACTTATCATCGATATTAGACATAGATATGATCTCCTCATACTCATCCAATACATTAGCCTTTATGTTAATAAAATCTTTCTTGGTAGCCAAGAACTCAGCGGATGTCCGAACGTCAGGTCCTATGATCTGGCCATTATATTGTAATCCGGATGGAGTCATATTGATACGACCATTTCGTTGAAGGACGTTTACGATACGGTAAAACTCAAGAACTTCCTTGAAATCACCTTCCAATGACCGATCCCAGATATCAAGCAGATAATCAACATTGGTCTTCTTCTCATTCATCCAGTTTGATAGAGATCCTGTATAATACTCATCCTCCGTGAAATCCGGGCGAGTTACGATACCGATGTAAAGAAGAAGATCGATGACAGCCTGACGATCGTCGCCGCCTTTCTTAAGGGCGCTGATAAACTTATAGCTGATGTTCATCTTATTGATCTCACGTTGCTGAACGAAATCCTTCATATTGTCTTTCTCTACGAAACAGAACATGGAGTTCATGAAGACAGGATCGCCATCCATTTCCTGAGGAGTCAACATGCCGGAAAATACAGCCAAATATAAATAAAATAGATCTACGGTATTAGCCGTATTATAAACCTTACCCATGAAGATCTTATCCTTAGCGTCATCCCAAAATTCTAAATTGGTTTGAGATAGATCCATCTGTGACATTTCCTCGAAAGGTTTCATGATATTATCTACCCGCTGTTTGACGAGCTTATCGATCTCATTCTTGTCAAGACCATTATAGCATCTTGATCTTGGATAAAAACCGGTGTTATAGGCCTTGGAGAAATCATCCCAAGGGCAACATACGTGAGTGGCGTTCTCCGGGAACGGAGCTTTAGCTATATTAGCGTCTTGAAAGGCCTGAGGAGCACTTCCATCGTGTTTGCCTACAACCTCATATAAGGTATCTGACATGATATTGAAACCGTTTACCTCGGCCAATACCTTCCTTGATTTTAAAATTTCTTTCATTTCCTTTTTTTGCGTTAAATTCGTTAAATATGTTCATTTACTTTAATATAATCAGATGTCTCTTTCCTCTAATGAGTTTAAGCTTTTTGTGTGAAACATCCTTTGGATTTTCTCCATTGAAATCCCTGATATTGAAATTTCCTGATTTTCTTCTTCCATAAACAAAGAGTATTTCATTGTTATACAATACTTTATCAAACAATCTAAACCTAAAAATCTCAAAAGGAGCTTGATTGTTTTTCTTCTTCCCTCCTTTTAAAATTTTCATTTTATGTATTTGCCTGTTATGTCTACGAATTAAACGTTTTAAATATTGACGTTCAATTCGTTTCGCATTGAAGTTCCTAGAAATAACAAACGCATCGGATGTATGGGATTTTTCAATCCCGTATTTAATCCGATTGTATTTCGTAATGTATCCGAACGTCATCGAAACGTTGTCGCATCTGGATTTCAACTCATCGTACAATTTCCATTTCATGATCCCCATCACGGCTGCGTCGCGAAGCGACTTGCCTCGTTTTACCTTCAAATCGATGTTACCTTTATGATACTCCTTATGACAAGTCTCACATAAAGTAATAAGATTTGAAGGAGAATCACCTCCTGTTTTTCGAGATTCGATGTGATGAACATTCAAAATCGGGTCTTTTGACTTTCCTTTACAATGTTGACATTTATGCCCATCCCTTGCCAAGATATATTCCCTGACATTCCAAAAACCAAGTTGATCTCCTTCCTGATATTCATCACCGGAGATATCGGGATTCTTTATTTTCTGGGTATCAAACTGGGCAACCTCGACGATGACACGGGATACCGGCAGGATAGAACAGATGTTGTCGATAACACGGATATGAGCATCAATCCTATGTCTCACCGAAGGTGCTACCCATCCTGTACGTTTGCTTTTTATCCTGTTGTTAAAACGAGGTTTCCTGTATCTCAACCTATTTCGTCTTGTTCTTCTTGACTCTCTTCTTGTAGACAAAAGTTCTACAATATCACTTCTAAGAATAACTTCACTGCTGTAAAGTTCTTTGCTTTTCGTCGTTGCTGATAGACCAACATGTTTGGTTCCGGCATCGACACCTAACACAATCTCTTGTTTGTAACCTGATGTCTTGTACATCAATTTGATGGTAAAAGGACATGTGTTCACAACGACCGCTTTGCTGTCTTTTAGCAGTCTCCTAACCTTCCCATGCCTTGTCGTAGGCATCATCGGTTTACCATCTATGTCCTGTATATACACCATTTTACAAACTAATTCAATGTTTATTCAACATAAGTCAGGGTAAAAACCCTGTTAGTACCCATCGCCAATGTTATTTTGAGGTTTTATATATAAGCAATACTGTTTCGCAAATACACTACTCCTGTTTAATCACTTACCTTAGAGCAAGGAACTTGGGCAAACATTCCTTGGTAACTATGTATTCTCAAATAACGTAGACTCTGTTTCAAGACTTAGGCTAATAATCCGATCCTTATGGATATATTAAAACCATATAATGAAATTATATGGAATTAATATTATTTTAGATTATTTCCTTTTTGCGTTACTTTAAAAAAAAGAGGAGAGGAATATCCTCCCCTCTAAAAACCAAATTACATATATGAAAAAACTTAGCCGAAGTAGTTCGGTTGAAGCTCGATAATCAAGAACTTACTATTATCCATAACCCATGCTGCGGAAGCAGAATGACACCAGAATTGCTCTTTCATGCCCGGCAAGGATGATACGATCTCATTACCGTTAGCTTTGTGCGCCCAACGACCGTACTCATAACCCCACCACATGCTTACGCCTTCTGGTTTGATATAGAATACGTTGTTATTCATATTACCTAACTTAGCGTTAGCCGTATTAGGAATAGCGGAATATGCGTTAGTCGATCCAGCGTCAGTGATATTCTCGATAATACAAGAATAAGAGGATCTAGGATACATACCATTCACCAACTCGCTACGATCTGTCATGTCAGCGTAATCCAAAGAAGGATCGTGCTCGAACTCTACATTTCCGATGCCGGGAAGGAAAGCGCCCTTAACCTGAACTGGACCTAAGATCATAGCATCATTAGTACCGGATATAGGATTAGAAGGCAACATACGGTCGCTACCCATACCCCAGCTTAAATTATTCAACGTAGTGAAGAAAGCTTCTCTAATCAACTTCTCTAAATTGATCATAGCCATAGCTCCTACCTTGAACTTAATCTTACGCTCCGTAATAGGAAGATCTTGACGACCACGGAAAATATAAGCGGCAGCAGCCATAAGAGTATCCTTAGTAATACCCATCGGGCGACTATAGTAGATAGTATAACCACGGCGAAGCTGACGGTAGATACCCTCATTCAAATGGATAGGACCATTTTGATCCATAATAATACCACCTTCTTGCCACATCAACTGTCTAGCTTCCAGCTTAACCAACTCAGCCATACAGAATACCTCCAGCGTGGACGCTACCTTAGCCGTACGTAAATCAAGTCTACCATTAACAGTCTTGCCGATAATAGCCAAATCAGGAATATTACCCTCATACTCGCTTCTCATGGCATTCATACGACGAAGGGCAGTCTCCACGAACTCTGAAGTGCTATTCTGGGCGGCCTGCATGGACTTCATACCAGCATACATAGTTGTCTCACCCTCAACACCACGGTGGTTTCCTAAACGGAACTCACAAGTCATGGAACCGGCCTTGTCAGCTCCAGATACCTTAGAGAACTGGGTACTGTACTCACCAAGGGCATGACCGATCTTCCAATAACGGATACCCGGACGTAATTTCTCTTTAGGGAAGTATTTAGCCTTACCGCCAATAACACGACCCCAATAACGTGTCAAATCTCCTTCTGTCTTAGACGGGATCTCACCTGAGATAAGGATATTACAGCCGTTAGCGGCGTCATAGGTAATGACATCATAAGCCGTAAACTCAGAAGTATTCAAAACAATATCAAACAAACCACCGTCAATACCCGGTTTTAGATGATGACCTGAAGTATCCTCAGCCGTAACGACAGCGAATGTCTTTGTAACGGGAAGATCATAACGGAAAGAAGCTCCAATACCGTTAACGGAGATCGTAGCGCCGTTATTAATCATACCCATATACATCGGAACGGGGTAATTAGCGATATTAGAGAACAGATTCAACAGACCCAAATGATTCTTGTCCGGATCCTCATAATACCAGCTCGCCAATGAGCCTAAGTTATGCTCTACGAGCGAAGTCTTATAATTCTTGGCATCGGTGAAGGCAATAACGTTATCGCCATTCACGGTAGCCGGAAAACTTTTTGTTAAAAAAGGATTCATAATTATCTATCTTTTAATGTTATACACTCTTTGATCCACTCAGATCAAGGAAGTTAGCCTCTATAGTATCATTATCGATATTATTCTTATTTTGCTTTCCTCCCTTATTGCCAGAAAGAAGAGTGATGGTCTTCTTATTGACCTCCATCTTAGCCTTGTTAGTCTTCTGTTTAAGGAACTCGTCCTTATTCATCAAGAACAAAGCCAGATCAGCGGCCATGTCCGGATTCTTGATAGCCTCCGAATAAGCTTTATCTATAGCCGTATGACCTTGATTGTCTATCGGCTTGGTAACGAAATCGACAGCCTTACCTATCATCGTGTCAGTCAACTGGAACCCTGAGCTTATAGACGTCTTAAGACCTTTCTTATAGATCTTCATCTGCTCAATCAACTCCTGTTTCCTTTTCTCGGATTTTTTCTTCTCCTCCTCGATAAGGTTATCCATCTCCTTTTTCAGGATATCATGGAACTTATTGGCCTTGGACTCAATGAACTCATCGCCCTTACCAATCATCATCTCCATATTATCCTTTATCTCGTCTTCCGGCATACCCAACATCTTATAATAATGCTGGATGACCGCAAGCTGATCATTCTTGTTGCTCATATCAAGGTTGTCCAACGGCGCCTGAATGTTCTGATATTGGTTTAGAAGCTGACCTACGTTACCTCCAGCCTTATCCACCTCTATCATCTTCTTCATGAAGTCAGACATAGAACCGGTATCAACCTTATCCTTCAACAACTCATCGGCCTTATCCTTGATCAATCCCTCCACTATATCAAGTAGATCATCTTCTTTTGTGATAGTAGAAAGATCGACTGGCTTATCATCTACCATAATATCAAGGTTATCGATACTGTCGATGATACCTCTGGCGGCCATCTTCTCCAAGAAAGATTTCCCGTTAAAACCTGACACCACGTTATTATTATCAGTACCGCCTTCGCCAAGGGAATCCGGGTCTGGGTTGGTAGCGTCGCCGCCCTTATCCCCGCCACCGTCAGCCGCTCCGCCGTCGGCAGGCTCTTCCTTGGTATCACCTATAGGATTACCATCCTTATCATATTTACCCTCGATATTATTCTTATCGCCATCACCGTCACCACGGTAAAAAAGTTCCTCGACACTCATGGTCTTAAAACCCTTAGCGAAATCACCCATGTCATTCATACAATTTCCTTTTTTGCTTTTTACAAAAGTATTATTAATCCAATTACCAATTAAATCAAACCCATTATAGTATATGACAGAATTTTACGCCAAAATGATTACAGATTTTGTAAAAATATTTACAAAACTTGTAATCAATTCTTGTTTATTATTGACGTAAACCTATCTGTATCAGAACGTTTGTTTCTAGCGTCTATCTCCTTTTCTTTTAATTCCAACTTTCTTTTCTCTATCTCCTCACGAGATCTTCGCTCAGCCTCGGCGTTAGCCTGTCTGGTTCTCATCTCCTCTTCCTTGATATCAAGATCTCTTTCCCTTAAAGCCCTATCAGCCATAGCCTCGACATAATCCATGCCTTCAGAGTTGTTCTCGGTCCTAGCCGCTTGACCGGCGGCCATTATGCTCTTACCCCTTAAGTCGAAGTTGCCCTTGATATAAGCCAGCTCCTTATCCTTCTCATGCTCATCATTACGTGCCTGTTGCTCGGCCTCGGCTTGCTGCTGGACAAGTCGCTGTTGATTCTGGTATTCTTCTTGCCTTACACGATCGGCGTAAGATCTAGCATCCCTTCCGATCTGATTCATCTCAGCCGTTGAGTTGGCGCTCATCATCCTAGTGATATCAAGTAAGTCATTACCTAACGTATTTGTCTGTAATATATATTGTTTCAAATTCTCCAATTCCAGACGTTTCTTGGAATTAGAGACAGCCATAACATTAAGATGACGTAACGACAAGCTATTATCCGTAAGACTGATGTAAGCCAAGGAAAGATCGCTGTTTCTGTACATCACGGTCCAATCGTATCCTTCCTTCTGACATACTTGAGCCACGGCTAGATGAATATCCAATGTCCGTTTCTTAAAGTCATCGAAATCATTAAAGTAAGTCTGGGTCTGTAGCATAGTAGCGTTAACTCCCTGTTTTACGCCCGTAGAACTCTCGTATCTAGTTGACTGACCCATCGCTTGCTCGGATATACCTATCATCCTATAAGCCATCATATAGGCGTAAGACGCCATTTCCATACGGGATCTTATCTGATCCGTATTAGTAAGATCATATACACCAAACTGATTATATATGCTACTCATCTGCGGATTCTGGTAAGGATTATTCGTATCATTGCCACCTACGCCCATAAACGAGACGGACTTCACGATCTGCATGAAAGTAGCTAAAGCACCCTTCTTGTCCATCATATCCTTATATTCAGTAGGCAAGAATCCAAGGTCGCCTAAGAAGAACTTACCGATCTCCTTCTCGGCGTTATTGTATAGCTGATTCATAGCAAGGTTATACATCATCTGGAACGGCTGTATGCGATCAGCGAGACTAGCCCCTATAAATCCCGAAACCGGAATGACATAATCATACAGACTGCTGTCACCATGTATCTGATGAGGTATTGGATCCCCACCGATATATATAGGCTTATCCATTAAATTACCTCCGGTGATCTTAACGCCAAACCTAACCTCAGGTACATACTCCAAGATATAGGTGTTCACCTCAGGATCACCAACGGCTTCGGCCATAACCCTCTTCACTTTCTTGATACCATTCTTCTCCAAGAACTCCGGGAGAAGCTCATCTGTCACAAGCTCCTGATCCACCATTCCGGTCTCCGTCATGTAAGTTATTAAGAATATCGGTTTCATGGATACCCAATATCCCTCCATGACCCTAAAAAGGCGAGAGTCTATCTCATATCTCTTGCCATCGGCCATTCCGGAGTTGAAATATCCAAAGGGATGGAAGCGGGGCAAGAAGCGGGGCTGGGTGTGCTCCTCCCCGTCAGGTCCGAAGGTATGGTACTCTCCCATCGGCACACCATAATAGTCCTCAGCGGCGACTATAGACTCATAGTCATGGTATCCTTTCCATGGAATAACCTCATTCTCATACATACCGGTAATAGACGGTTTCTTTTTCTTCCAATCATACCTAGCGCCGTCATTAGATATCCATCCCTCATAATCATCATCACCTCCCATAATCCGACGCTTGTCCTTGGCTGTCATCTTATGGCCGTATCTTGATATCAACTCGACACCCTCGTAATAATGAAGACGACCTACATAAGATCCATATTGCGGGTATTTTACATCAGGATGGAAAACCTCCATAGGACTCCATACCTCCGGACGGTAGTAATCGAAACCAACGAAATGATTCCGGAACATCTTTCCGCTAAGAAGACGATCCCGGTAATTCTCCCTGTCAAGCTCATCCATATAAAACCTGCTACGGTCAGCCTCGATCGTATGATCCCCCCATACCGCCGCCTGCGTCTTCCATCTTGTGCTCATGAATCTTTGGATATCATCAGGGGTCATAGACGTCTTGGCCTGTTGGATTTGCTGAACATAAGCCTGACGCTCCTCCTCAGAGTTAAACTCATTGTACGTAGGATCAAGACCAGCCTCCACAAGACGCTGATTGACGATAATATCCCACTGTTCTTGTATATGGCGATGAAGTAAGTTTGACATCGTATCCTCATACTCACTTATAGCCATATCCCCTACCTCGTTAACAGTATACTTATCCTGTAGGTTTGTAAGCCATCCCTCAAAAGCGTTTACGATACCACCTATGATATCATAATGCTTCAAGAAAGAAGGGATTCTTATATCACTCCTTAGCTTCTGCACGTTCCTTAGCTGAGGGATGACATCCGCCATCTCCATAAAAGATAACTTACCATCCGCCATCAGATAATAGTCACGGTACATCTGGTTGCGATCATACTGTTTCAACCCTATCGTCTCAAGAGCGTCCATACAATCCTCCTTCCATTTCCTGTTCTTTTTCTTCGTGGAAATAGCTTGAGGAGGTAATCCTAATAACGCTCCTTTTGCTGGAAAAGAATGATCTCTATTAAACACTTCCATGATTATTCAATTTTATTTACAACAAAGATAGGCGTTTAATTGACATTCATTTACCTAAAAGCTCCTATAGATACCGATCCAAAGGCAGAGGCGTATACCTCATGGTGTTTATAAGCGTCTTCCTTGCGGGCATTATTCATCTCCTCGATCTTCGATTTAGGCATGTAATTGTTATCGTCAAAATATCTGGCGAGAACCAACGCATGCCCGAAGGCTATTATCCTATCGACGTTCAATCCGGGCTTATACTGTATTATCTCATCCAAAAGAGCTATATCATCAATCAACTCAATACCTTTAACCGTTATATCAAGACCGGTACTATCATCATAACCAATAACGAAATCCTGCCAGCAATAATCCACGACGCACGAGAATAGCAGGTTCTGGTTGCCGGGGGTAGGATATAGCCCCAGCTTGCTGTTCTGCCGGGAGCCGGCCTTCACATACTTATTGGCTATTGCCTCACCAGCAAACAGGAAGAAAGACGCTGGCATACCGCTTTTACGGTTAAGATACTGCTCATACATCTGGTCGGCGTTCTCCATAAGACATATAGCACCATATCCCTTCTGAAGCACCTCACAAGTACGGCAAAACTGATCTATGGATGATGGGCGGGATACGTATGAAGCCACTATTCTATAGGCATAAGGATCTCGAATACCAACACGCCTTTTGAATACATAAAAAGCTCCTAATGAAGGGGTGTCGGACTTGGCCTGTTTATAAGGGTCGCAATTGTGAACAGATATATTCCTTAATAGATAATTATTTGTATCACATTCAAAATTATACACAGGACCAGTATACTTCTCTTTAGTTATAGATGATATCCTGACATATATATACTTATTATCATTACTAATAAATATACCTGTGGAAGGACTTTTTCTTGTACTGGTATCCATACATACTTTAGACAATTTAGATATATAATCAGGGGTTAATGTCTCAACCAACTTCCTGAAATACACAGTATAGTTATGACCTATCCTTAAATGATAACATGGTCTTTGAGATTTAACCTTATTACCATCTATATACTCAGTCCTAATGTATTTCATTATAGATATACCTCCAACTATACCAATAGATAACAATATATCCTGCATACCTTCAAGAAGATCAATGCTGACGCTTACGAAATCTAGACCTGAATAATTACGAAAATCATTATGAACAGACCCATCCGTATCCAGATATCCATGGACTAAACTAACCTTCATACTAAAAGGGAGATATTTAGCAAATTCAGGAATATATTTACCATAACAATATTTACCAAAATTATTGACAAGCCACTCACTTAGATAAATATGTTTAAAACTTAACTCCCAATTCCCCTTTCTGTATCTCTCCGAAGGCTTAACTCCAAAAAGATTATCTATAACCTTATAATATCTATCTCTCTCTTCTGGATAACCAAAACAAATAGCCATCTGTACACGACACTGCTTATCAATCCATCCATTTCCAAGCCACATCCCTACAAACCACCAGAAGTCATCAGAAAGCATATAATCCCTAAATCCTGGGATATCCATCCTTTCTTCGGCATACATATTAGGAATCCTTGTCCACTGCCCCTCTTTTATATCCTTGACAGGTATGTAATCAAATTTGAATAAATCTTCCCTAACCCTTCTACCTACAGTCTTATGATCAGAGACAAAAATAGGATGCTCTGAAGTAAATCTATTTATTCTTACGCCATTATACATCTTTATCGAATAAAGATTCTCTTCGACCATATTTCTGACAAGTCTCTTGCGTATCCTAACATTATCCCCTTCGTTATTAACCAAGAAATCATCATAGTCAACATCCTCTACATTCTTATACCCATCAGAAGTCAATACCCTTTCTCCTGGAGGCATACATCCAGCAACATAAATAAAATCATCAAACCTATTGGATTGAGGCATCTCGAATATCTGGACAGGAGCGTCGATAACACCTCCACTAAACGGGAAACCAGCTAGCTGTTTATTAGATTTAGTAGTCCCCAGTTTATTACCTGACTCAAGAAAGACATCACACAGCATACCGCTATATTGCCCCGACTCAAGGAGATCATTCTTATGCTTGATAGCGTACTCGACCGGGAATAGGTTCTGGGATGAGCTTAAAAAACAGTCGTCAATCGTAAATGGATAGAACATGGTATGAGAAGTGTACGCAACCCTATCTTTTGTAGATAGTTTCTTCCGTTCCTCATTAAGTTTATTGGTACTAGCCTCGAAATCAGTAGCGTCGATCTTGATCTTATTAAGCTTCTTGTCATCAGGCTTACCAAGATAATCGCCCAATCCTATAGTTCTCTTAACACCGGAGTTAGCCATCTGACCGGGGACAAACATCGCCCATTTCCTTTCTTTCCATGTTTTCCCTTTCATGGCTCTCCGATTTAAAATATCCCAGTCCATGACCAGGAGATTGTATGTATCAGGATCAGAGAACATCTCCTGAGCGTCCTTGGATAGTTCCACCTCACCACCGGTACCAGCCAAGATCGGACTGAGACGCCAGCCGTAAGGAGTGTCGTATGACGGCATGGCGGCAGTGTACGGCTTCTTGATAGGTCCCTTACCTACCTCGTCGAAAATAGCCGTGGCGGGGGTCAGACCGGCAGTCTTCTGTGTGGATGTCTTCCTACCCATGTTGATGTTGGCTATGGATATTATGGCATGAACATCACGAACCCCGTTGGACATACGCTTGCCTAAGGTGACACCAGAACTCCAATCGGTCTTGGTCCTGTTAATCCTGAAAAAAGGATGCACATGATCAAGACCATACTCACAATACTCACCTATATTAGATAAATCGCTATCGCTGAAACCTACCACGGAATGACTAAGCCCGATCGTCATGGTAGCGTTCATCTGAAGAAGGGATGACATGATAGTCGTATTATGAGATACGACAAAATTGGTGGTAAGAAACTGATGGGACTTATTATCGACCTCAATACAAGTAGCTTTATATTTCCCGTAATAATCTATATCGGATATCCTAAGCCTATTATGGGTCTTGGATATATACATATCATCACCATCCATGACGCAATAATATCCCATAGACCAGAATATTCTTCTTACGAAGGATATAATATACTCACTTTTGTAAACGACCTTAAAACGATCGTCACCAGTACTTATGCCGCAAGCTATCTTCATGAATGAGCTTATAAACAACTCTTTCTGTTTTTTGGATGAATAAATAATATCATCCATCTCCTTATTGCTTAACTCGAAGATCCTGTCGGTAGATCCACAAAGGAAAGAGGCGGTCAGAGACCCAAGGAGATGGGGCGACATCAGCCACCGCCGCTCGGGGAAATCCACGGCCTCCCCTATGTCTATGGTCATCTTCTGGAAGTCAGAGTGGATGATACCCATGGTGCTCATGACTTTATAATCACCATGATATTTAACCTTCCACTGATGTTGACCGCAACATACTATACTGCGCCCGTCCTCAAACGTAACCTTATACATATCAACGAATCCTTGAGGATATACGCCTACTATAGTCGTAAGCTTACCATCATCGCCATATATGATATCCCCGATATCAGCGAACCCTATCTTCTTAGGTCCATAAGGAGTATATATCAGCTCCGAGTCCAGAAGGGCCTTTCCAAAACGACGGGTACCGAACATCCCCAGCCCTTTCTTCTCCTGACGGGCACGTTGATACATCTCGGCGAAAAACCATTCATTATCACGTAACCGGCTGATAGCCGGAACACGCTCTCCATTTGGAAGGTCTTGAAATACGGGAAAGAAATTAACATGCCAATAAAGCCATGGCGGGATGAACGTACCGTTGATAGTCACCCCGTTCTTGACCTTATAAGCCTCCTCCGTGAAGAACTGCTTAACATCATCATCTTGATCCTCCCAGCCGAACAAATCGTTCCACACTGGAGGATTCTTCATGTTTACATAAAATTCTGGACTCGTGCTTAAACTCATGATCGCATATTTTTTAATACGGACTCTATACCTCCAGACACTTGTCCCTTACGTTCCTTCTTCTGGACATTGCTGACACTCCTGTATACATCCATGATCCCACTCTTCTCCATATACGAGTCATTCCATACGTTAATCTTATCGATCAGCTTGGATATGAAATCGAACGCCCTAGCCATATCCTCAGGCTTCTCCTTATCCCATGGATGCTTGGCGATATACGTCTTGGCGTCATCCACGGCCTTGGATATGACCTCAAGATTATCGTTTACCCGATCGACGTCCCTACTCGTCGGCTTTCGTCTTCCCTGTGGCATTTTCTTTTAATTCCTTAAATTCATTATACTGCTTCATAAGAAGCTCATAAGATTGAACAACCCCGATCTTACTTACTTCCGTCACGCTCATGTCATGGAACATATCCTCAAGCTCCTTGTCAGCGTATCTCAGACGTTCCTTGTCATCATAAAACACGAATCCAGATGTTCTGTCTTCTATAATGCTCTTGGCGGTGGACGCATATGTCGTATCTAAATCCAGATCCATACCGAAGCTGGTAGCCAACTGGATTATGAACATCAACCTAGAATTGACTTTTACAGCCTCTATATTCAACATCTGTATCTTATGGGTCATCTCATGAAGAACGACAAAATCCTCCTCTTTTATCAACGAAGATGATTTAAGAGCTATCTTCTTAGTCCTATCCTCAATATCGCTATACAGACGCTTGCTCTCACGCTTTATGGCTATCCAATGCCTTATATGAGTATCCGCCTCTTCTTTAAGATAATCCCTGATCTCTTTTTTGATATCCTTATCCTCTTCCATTATAATCACACGTTATAATCATTATTATTTAATTCAATCTCATCACTGATGCTTTGGTCTATAGACCTCAATAAATCCCTGGTACTAACATCCCGCAAGAAGCGGACATTACCACCATTAGCCCTAGATATCCTCCTTAAAGCGGAGTAAAGTATATCACCCAACGAATATTCAGGCAACTCACGGCATCCGACTTCCATGACAATAAGGGCATGGATACGATCATCTATCTTACTTCTTACGGGACTTCGCATAGTATTTACTTATAAGCTTCCCCTATAATACGTAGCGGGAAATGTTTGAAATTACGTTCAGGATCATCCTTCGTATAACCCATAAGAGATAGATGTTTCTCAAAATGACCTTCCGTATATTTTGAGGTATCCAATGTCATCCTAAATATAGTTCTATTCTCATTGTCAGGATGTTTGTTATATGAAACGTCTCCCATACATCCACATCCAAGATGATGCTCCTTGACATGGAAACCATCTTTATGGGTGATAAATAACACGATTTCTATCTTATCACCTATTTTCTGATCAAAAATATTTATATAAAACTCGCTCTCGTCATCCGTAAGTCCTATATCAAATGCATCGTTAGGGCACTCGATATTAAAATCGTTATGATCGGCGGTTATGACCTCCATGGCGTTCCATTTGGCTTTCTCTCCTTCCACGAACTTCAACGGGCATACCTCGGTCTTCATCCAAGCTTTCTCCTTGATAAAACAACCACACAACGAGCATCCCGGTCTTCCAATCAATCTATGGAATAATACCTTAGGCGGCAATTTAAAGAACCTGATATTAGAAGAGTTCTTAGGACATTTCTTGCATAATTCAAGACGATTCTTATACCATTCGGGATAATCTTTCTTATCCTTAGGAATCCTGCCCAATAAACTGTCTTCCCAAGCTTGGGCTATTACTTGGGCTTTACCAATTGTTTGCACGATAATTATTTTTTAAACTGTTTTTGTTGAAAATCCTGTAATTGTTCCCATGTCATTCCATACCGACATTGATACATGGCCTCATGGTTATCACGTATAAGAGGATCTCCGTTCTTCAACCCCTCCATATCCTCTATCGCCTTAATCTTCTTATCCAGACAATCAAGCTCAATAGGCATCCTTTCATCCGGATAACGATTACCTTCCTTGACAAATATCCGGCGTATCTTATCACGCCTTACCCGCATCTCGCGAAGATTGCATACAACGTATCCGATAAACGGGATTCTGATAGATATATTGTCAGTATACCTAGCTAGGTGATGGACGTAAGATACGGATGCTTTCATGCACCACTCTACCTGTTGTTTGGTAAACTTCCCATCAGATCTTCTCACCACCTCATCGACAATATCCCTGTCAAAAGAAATAAGACTTCTACCCATCAATGTTTAACTTATTTCTCTTGAACACGAATCCCATTACACGGGTATCATCACCCTCCCCATCAAGAATAAAATAGTTACGTAAGCTTCTCATCTCAATAGACAGCTCACGGGTACGGAAGTTCCCGTTCTTCTTGTCCACCAGAAAACCCCCACGTTTAAGCTCGTTGTTCAGGACAGCGACGTAAGATTCCTTCTGTCCATGACAATCCATGTACTTAGCCCTGGTATCATCCGAGTATCCGTAGTTGATGTAGAAAGAAAGTAAGTTTATCGTCCTTTCAGTAATCAAGCTCCTACCCTTGGAGTCCAGATAGCCGTTGTATATCCTTAAGAACTGCTGGATCATATCCAATCTAGTATCGTAAGGTAAGGCAAATACGAAAGCTTTTCTCTGTTCCGGCATATGAAATTAGTTTTCAGCAAAACTAGTTAAAAAAAATATCGTTGTCAAGAAATTTCGCCATAATCAACATAATATATGCTGACTAGCATGTATTTACAAGAATCCAAAGGTGAAAAGGATGGTGGGTTAGGTCGAACGAAGCCGTGTATGCCCACGGTAGGCTACAATGGCGAGGGAAGTGAAGTTCACGTACGCTACGCGCATGGACGGAGGAGGACAGCCCTATCCTGCCTCACGGGATACGACCTTACCTTTTTCCCTTTGGATTCCTTCCTCCCAAGCTATGGGATATAAAGCCAAGGGGAAATGGGAGGCCTTGGGGCATGGAGCCTGCCGTAGAAGATACGGACGGCCGGAGCGCGAGCGATCGTACAAGACCTCGCTTTTTCTTCTTTGGCTTCTGCTCCACCCGATCCCCCTACCGGGGTACCGGCTTCCGGTATAGGATACGGCTTCTACCATGTTTAGCCTGCGGTATCCTGCCTGACGGCACCATACCTTGGCGGTAAAAAGCAATGTTTTATTAAATAGAGACTTTAAGTGGAGTACACAGGAGCTCGACGTCAGGAGAGGTTCTGTGTACGGATAGAGATATTAGAAAGTAGTATATGTTTATAGAGTTAATTATATTTAATAAATATACCTATTAACGCGCGCGTAACAAGTGTTGTGTCAAAAATGATCTTCCACAAACACAGTGATTTACCCTCTCTAATTTATTACGATAATTTCGTATAAACAACAAATGGGTGACCTTCACAGGCTACCCATCCATCTGAATAACTTGTTTCGTATTGATGAAACTTGTATATTCGCAGAAAATAAAATCTACTATGGGAACAAAGATAGGAATTTTACATATAATGAAATCAAATTTCGATAAGATTCTTACCGAAAGATATACTCCACGTAATATTCAGGCCAAAAAAGATGAGCTAGGATGCGTAAAACTTCCAGCCGGGTCACTTATATGTCCAGTCGATTTTAAACCTGTTACCAATAAGGAAGGCAAGAAAGTGACAGCCATAAAATATTCATTGAAACATGAGGAGTATCATGGATCGGGAATCCAGATCAGCGATGAATGTAAGATGGCAATGATATATCTTATTATCATAAACGTATCCAAACATGTGTTTCTAAGAAAAAGGATGCAAGATGGAAACAGAGATCAGATAGAGATTAACACCAATGATTTTATTGATATCCTATCGGATGGATGCGCTTATTTCTGCTACCGACATGTATTAAGGGATTCTCATGAGGATATGAACTACCAGCTTATAAGCTTAAAGGCTTGGGCTGAAGGAGAGATTATGATAGCTTTATCGGATATCATAAAATACAAGCATAAGGCTAGTAAGACCCCAAGGATAAAGGATATGTTTGTAAAGAAAGGAGAATCTGTATATACCTGCCTTGATAAAAATCTTGATTCGAATACCAGAAGAAGGATGGCTAACAAAAGTCGTAAATTAAATAGAGTCAAGATGTTATCAAAAATAATATTCTCAGCTAGAAACAGAAATATAAATAAGATATATAAGGTAACTAAAAAAAGAACTGTCAAATTCAATGTGTCATATCTTATGGATAGATTGAATATAAAGTTATCAAAAGAAGGTATGATGCTAATATCCCAAAGAACGGTATATCGGATGATAAAAGAAGTTCTTAGTATGTGCTGTAAGACTATATCCGATTTATATGATGAGGTAAAGAAAAACAATGGAATAGTCAATACCAAAGACAGGAAAAACGTAACTATCGGACACCTAAGACTATCATACAGAGGAACGATAATGCATATAATTATCGCCGAATATTTTATAAAAGACGTTTTCTTAGGGGTAAAAGGGGTTGAGATGAGTAAGGCTGGATGATTTGAGTATCAGATACAAAATTTAATATTTATATATTATTTACATTTATTTCAATTAGTTAATTATAACTATTCGTATCTTTGTACCATAAACTTAAAAAGATATGGTAAAAGAGGATTTTAGAAATGAAAACGACCTCCTTCGTCATATTATGACGGTGGATAAAAACGTGGAGCAGGGTCGTGCCTTGAAGAAGATTTTCACCACTAGGGAGAATCTGTTCATTACCGGTAGAGCTGGTAGTGGTAAAAGTACGTTCATGAGACGTATCGTAAAGTTCTTGGGTAAGTGCGTTATCGTAGCACCGACTGGAGTAGCGGCGTTGAATGCCAGTGGACAGACCATTCATTCGTTCTTCTCTATAAAGAACGATCCTTATATCCCTTCTATCGAGAGAGGTATGTTGTCGAATAAGGTGGATGTAAGTCCGTTTATGAAGAAGAAGATCAAGAATCTTGATACTATTGTCATTGACGAGATCAGTATGGTAAGACCTGATTTGCTTGATGAGGTGGCTGACATACTTAGACAATGTAGGCGTAGCAAGGAGCCTTTCGGTGGAGTTAGGTTGATTATGTTTGGAGATCTATCACAACTACCTCCTGTGGTGACGGCGGATGATTTTATCGACAAATATTATGAGAGCCGGTTCTTTTTCTCATCAAAGGCATTAAGAGCGTCAGGATTCTCGGTCATTACCTTCGAGAACGTATTCCGTCAAAAAGATCCTCAGCTTCTTTCCGTACTTGAGGATATAAGATGTGGGGTTATTACCGACGAGTCAAGACAGATATTGGATAGTAGGGTCAAGTATCCGGATAATATGGATAATACTATAATTATATGCTCAACTAACAAAGAGGCGTATGAGATAAATAAGACTAATCTTGATAAGATCAATAATAAGGTATTTAAGTTCGATGCTACTGTATTCGGGGAGAAGCCTGTAGCGCCTTGCGAGGATGAGCTTATAGTAAAGGTAGGGGCTAAGGTCATAATAACCAGAAACGGCAACGGGTATGTCAATGGCTCGATGGGTATCATAACCAGCATAGATACTGTTGATGAGACGATATATGTTCATCTAGATAACGATACTGAGGTGGAGATAACCAAAGAGAAGTGGGAGAAGATGAAGTATAAGCAGGTAGATGATTCCCTTGAAGGCATTTCTTGCGGCTATATAATACAATATCCATTGAGGTTAGGATACGCCATAACTGTCCATAAATCCCAGGGAATGACTTTAGATAATATATTTGTAGACATCAGCAGAGCCTTCGAGATAGGACAGATATATACCGCTCTTTCAAGATGTAGGTCTATAGACGGTCTTTATCTGAAATCAGTGCCTAAGGAAGATATGGTACTGCTAAGCGATAAGATATCTGACTTTATAGAGAAGGTGGATGAGAATGAGGGTGTTTTGAATCCAGAAAAGATATCTGATATCGGTAAGGATATGATCAAGAAACAACAGGATTTGTTTAATTTCGATGAATACGGATTATAATGGCTAAGAAAGAACTTTTTTCAGACGTAGATGAGTTAGTATCATCTTTAAATAAAGAGCTTGGAGAAGGCTCGATAATGAACTTCGGCGATGATAAGCCTATAATATCCATACCAAGGGAAAGCACTGGTTCTCTGGTGGTGGACAAGGCCCTCGGCGGCGGATGGGCGGTAGGTCGGATCCATGAGCTGGTCGGGATGGAATCTTGTGGCAAGACCATGATGTGTACGTTAAGTATGATCGAGTTCCAGAAAAAACATCCAGATAAGCTGGTAGCTATAATAGACGTGGAGAATGCTTTCGATATTGAGTACGCTAGGAAAATGGGATTAGATATAAACCGGTTTTTGATCTCCCAACCAAGCTACGGGGAGCTGGCTATTGACATCACAGCCAAGTTAGTCGAGTCCGGGAAGGTCGGATTTATTGTCGTAGATTCTGTAGCCAATCTGGTACCGAAGAAGGAGATAGAGGGCGATATGGAAGACAGCAACATGGGATTGCAGGCTCGTTTGATGTCCAAAGCCATGAGGGTTCTTACAGGAATCGTAAACAAAAGCGACTGTGTTCTGGTATTCATCAATCAGTATCGGGAGAAGATCGGTGTTATATACGGCGATCCTAAGGTAACGACCGGAGGTAACGCTCTTAAGTTCTATGCCTCTATCCGTATGGAGATGGCGAGAAAGAAGGTTATATTAGGAGAGGACGGATCTTCAGTAGGTCATGAGGTTAGGATAAAGGTGCTGAAGAACAAGACAGCCGTTCCGTTCCAAATAGCAGAGACAGCCTTGTATTATGGCGTGGGGTTTGATAAGGAACTTGAACTTTTGAAGTTATGCGAGGAAACCGGTATCTTTATCCGTAAAGGATCATGGTACTGGTACGGGGATGTTCGTGTAGGGAACGGAGTCGATAATACGTTAAGTATCATGAGGGATAATCAAGAATTGTGTCAAGAATTAAGAACTAAATTGAATTTGTAATCATGGCAATAGGAGTAAAATTTGTAGACGTAATACCGTCCAGTGTAGAGAACGCTGTCGAGGTTAAGAAAGGGGATGTGAAGAACTATCTGTTCGTAGGTATTCCCATGAGTGAGTTTATTGGAAAGAGATATGAGTATGAGGGATTCATATACATGTGCCTACAGGGTGTCACCGGTGGCACGGAACTTGGCGGAGATATAGCCATAGCCGTATTGAGACCGGTTCGCCCCGCCGTCGGGCAGGCATCTTATCATTTGGTATCGTATACACCTCTTACGTATACGAGATCTGATGTGGCGATATTCCTTCGCAATGGTGATTTTAAGGTTGTTAAACGTGATGATTGTAATCTTATATAGTATGGGTACGTATATCTCTATAAAATCAACAGTAAACGCATTCAGGTACGGGATTGATCCTATACCTGAATGGTTCGATAAGATATCTAACAAGACTGATGAGGTTGATGTTATGGTTGAAGGGAATAAGGTAAAGGCATTGGATATAAGGCTAGAAAATGGCATTCTACGGGCTTTTTACGGTTATTATATAGGTATGTATCCGGATAACTCAATACAGGTGTTTAGACCGGAGGATTTTCATTCATTATATACGTTGAAGTTATGAACATATCAATAGGTATAGACCCAGGTATAGATACCGGAGGATTGGCGATGATCCCGGAGAACGGTGAGATTAAGGTAATCATGACTCCAAGGATATCGGCTAAAGGGGATATAGATCTTAGGGCCATATCAAGTTTCTTCCTTGACGCAGCGGATAAAATCCAAGAAGAAGGTGGCGGGACGCTGGCGATCGCCGTCGAGGACGTCCACAGCATCCACAACAGCTCGGCCGCCAGCAACTTCACCTTTGGCGGGAGACGCCGGGAACCAAACGCACTTTTTGCGATGATGGTGGAGATGATGGAACGATACGGATCGCACCCTGATGTCAGGTTCATGTTCGAGGAGGTGCAACCAAAGACATGGCAGAAGGAGCTTCATACGACAGCCGATCGGGTGTATACGGCGGCTAAGCTGGATACGAAGGCTACCTCCATCCGATGCGCCATGCGCCTTTTCCCTTTGGTTTCTTTCGTGAAACCATGGTCAGGAAAAGGAGTACAACCTACTAAGATACAAGACGGAATGTGTGACGCTACGCTTATAGCCGAGTATATTAGACGTAAGTTTAAACTATTTTAATACTATTAAGTATTTATTGTATTTGTATTAATATAATTATGATTATATTTGTGATGTAATAAAAAGTTGTTCGTTATGCTTATAAGATGCTTGTCGAAGTCATTAAATGAGAAGTTGGGCAAATTGGAGACGGTTGTTAAGAATGCCGGTTCCAACTCTCTTTATAAGAATATTAAGATAGATGTTGTCAATAATCTGGCTTATATCACTTCCGTAAATGCCAAGGTATGTGTTATAGAGCGATTGGAGGTCGAGGCTGACTCTAACTTCTCTTTCTTGGTAGAGGCAAGCTCTTTTATTAAGTTCATGAAAAAACAGAAGAATTGTGAGATTACGATACTGCTTTCGGATAGAAAAGATCAGATCACGATCCACTACGCTTCTGGTGAGTATAGTTGTCCGGCTTTTGATATCAATACATTCCCGCAGGTACATAAGATACTTGATGGAGGAATTAAGGTTAAGATGAGCGATTATGTTTCGGTTCTTAACAAAGCCAGCGATTATACGGAGGTAGATGACTTTTATCCATGCATCGAGAATGTGGTTATTGATATTGATGATATTAATATTAATATAGTAAGTACGGATAGAAATACTATTTACAGGTATTTTGTCCCTAATCAGGATAAGGTAGAGAAGATGTTTATCCCGGTATCGAACGAATCCGCGATATTGCTTGATAAGCATATCAATAAGTCATCGGATATGTTGTCTATAAAAGTGGATGATACTAAGACTTATTTCTCTACGCCTGATATGGATATGTATGAGACCAATTTTGAGGGTAATTATCCAAATTGGAGGTTCGTGGACGAGCATTTTGTCAAAACAAGTACCTATGTCTTTGATAAGGATCTACTCGTCCAGGCCCTCCAAAATAATATTAAGGTAAATGAGTTTGATCATTGTAAGTTGATATTCACTGAAAAAGGATGCGGTATTATGTCAGAGAACCCTATGTCTGGAAGATCTTGTAAGGAAAGGCTTACGGCTTTATCGCATAACGGTAATGATATTATATGCGATGTGCTATGTGGTAGGTATCTTGGTATAGTTAAAAGCATACCATGGAATAGGATCGTTATCGAGCATGACCATAAATCTCATTTCAACAAGATTTATGGGGAGGATAATAAGAATGAGTATTTCTTATCATCATCAATTATTGTTTAATTTTTAAATATATATAATATGGGAGTTCGTGAAAATTCGCTAGGATCTAATAATCACTACTTTAAGATAAGTGGTAGTGGAGTTCTTTATCAATCATCCAAGGAGCCTAAAGAAGGTTATGAGGAACATGTGAATGATAAGACCGGGGCTGTATCTTATTGGAAAGTATTTTGGAATGGTATAGAGGGATATTTATCAGATATTGAGATAAGGGAGGTTGACTATAACGGGGCAAAAACTAAATACGTAGCTATAAAAATAAGCGATGACGAAGGAAACTATATTATAAATGTTCCTTTGATGACTCAAAAAGGAGGTATTAATAATTATGTTAAGTCATTGGTGAGATACTTGCCTAATATTGATCTAAAGCGTAAGGTGGTAATCAATCCAGCTCACGCTAGGAAAGGAGATCAATATGCCCCGGGTAATTTTTTTATCTCATATGCTAGGGAAACTCCTGATGGAAGGGATGAGCTTATACAGCAATATTATAAGAATGGTCAGAATGGATGGCCTGACAGAGTTGAGAGTACTGATATAATGGGGAATAAGAAGTTTGATTATACTGCCCAAGATGCTTTCGCCTATCAGGTACTTAATAAATACATTCAAAGCATTAAGACAGATGGGGTGAAACCCGCTCAGTCGGCAAGCCAAAACAACGTTGGTGAGGCTACAACGCAAACGCCCCCACCGTCATATCAGCCGCAAGCCCAGCCGCAGACGCCTCCTCCATCATACCAGCAGGCTCCGCCTCAGACAGCCCAAGCGCCTTCTTTTGGAGGTCAGCAGCCGCCACAATATCCTCCTTTTGGAGACGACAGTGACCTACCTTTCTAATTAACTAATTGAAAATGAGTAATTTAATGGAAAGTAATTTTAATATATCTACTAAAGTGAACCGTGTCTCGATGCCTACCCAAAATAAGGTAGATACGGTTATGAAGAACTTAGGGCATCGACCTTGTGTAGCGTATTCCGAGGAAAAGAATATGTATTATAAGGATGGAGAATGGGTAGCGTCAGATCTTGACGCTACTATCTTACCTCTTAGGGAGATGTTCGAAAAGACATCTGATTTGAAGTTAGGATTGAAGATCGTTTATTTAATAATAAAATTATAGTATGGCTACGATTGAAGATATCAAAAAACTTCTGGAGAGTAAGTCATTTACATCAGCCAGAGATCTTGAAGAATTTGAGGAAAAACCGGATGATAAGCTTGATCAGGTTCACATGAATTGCGATCCAATGGTAGGGATAGTTGAGAAAGATGGTAAAATTTTTCTCAACTCTTTAAAATTCTCTAAGGCATGGAACTCGTTGGGAAAGGATATTCCTATCAAGCAAGGTAATGCCTTCCCGTTGGGTCAAGGAGATGTTCTTGATATAGACACAGGTGTATCGGCCTCGTTCCCGGATGATACTGTCGGGATGGTTATGATGCTGCCGTCGTTCACCAACGATACAGGCCTCACTTTGGTAGGATCACCGTTCGTTTTCTCCAATAACGAGAATATTACGATCAGAGTCACTAATGTCCGTAAGGATATAGCTATAGTAGAGAAAGATAAGCATATAGCTGAGTTAATTATAGTCGGCAAGATAAAGGCCGATATTCGTAGAACTTATAAAAGTAATGAGGATGTTCGGATTGAAGATAGTAAAGAGTAGTTATATAAATACTCTAAAACAGGATCTTGATGAAGCTATTAGCTATTCAAGTAGATTAAAAAGAAATTATGAGGATGCTCGTAGTAAGATAACGGAATTGGAGGAAAAAGAAAGATATCTTAATACGCTTGTGGATTCTCTTGATATGGATATAGAATCAAAGGATTCTCATATCGTTAAGATGGGGAATGAGCTTAGTAAATCAAGAGAGTTATATAATGAGTCGGTGAAAGAGAAAGAGACTCTTAAAAGGGCTTATATGGATATCGAGAAGAAACATAAACTATCATCTAAATTACTCGATGAGGCTAGAAGAAGATATAAGGAACTTGAGGATCAGAATAAGGCTATGTCAGATCGTATCCAGTATCTGGAAAATCATATTGATCCTGAGGCTTTAGATGGTGATGTGTCTGATGAGGTTATTGTCGAGGAGGATAAGATGGACCCTAATTCAGGTCATATCGATATACCTGAAAATAATATCTCTGAGGTTACTGGTACCGATGCCGGCAATGACGTAAATGTCGAGAATAAAACTGAGGAGAAGAAGAAATCTAAGAAACGTAAAAAGACTAAGAAAAATGAATAAGATCTTGTTTTTCTTGTTAACGTTATTTACCTTAGCGGCTGTCGGATGTAGTACATCTAGAACCTATTATACGGAGTACGATACTACTGATATATCTTATGTGGTGGATTCCATAGTATCTTCCGGGACCGTGATGGGTCAATGGAAGGAGTGGAGGTTTACGCTGGATGACGGCCGGGTCGATAACTTTGGTTTCACCGCCCTGTATGACGCCAAGGGAAAAGCTAGAGGGTCAATACAGGTTAGACAAAGATCCGATACGTTTAATATCAAGATAATTGATTATCATAAAAAAGATAAGAAATGAAATACGGACTAGGTTACATACCATCACCAGCGGATGACAGAGACGCTATCATAAACATGCAGCACGAGGCTGTTCCTGATGAGTATAAGATCAATAACGTTGATAGCGTGGTAGATCAAGGATCTTCCCCTATTTGCGCAGCCGTAAGCCTGGCTGAGATCCTTAACTGGAGAAAAGCTATAAAGGATATCAAAAGACCAGCTAAAATATCTCCTTACGATATATATGATCTGAGAGAGGATAAGGACCAGGACGGGATGGTTCTTCGTGACGCTATCAAGTCTATCAAGAACGTAGGCGTAGATGGGGAGAAAATAAACAGTTACGCTAGGATCATAGATCCGGTATCAGCTAAGGTTGCGTTGATGCTGAATGGCCCTCTGGTTATAGGTCTGTATTGCTATAATTATGGTAATCGATTCTGGCAAGGCCAAGGACAGAACTTGGGAGGTCATGCCGTTATCCTCACCGGCTGGGACAAGGCCGGCTTCGTCCTACAGAACAGTTGGGGGACGGGATGGGGTAGGTCTGGTGTAGAGACATTCCCGTTCGAGGATTGGTGCTATATGCTAGAATGTTGGACAATAGTTTCATGATATTACTATATAATTTTCGAGAAATTCCGATCCACATCCTCTTGTGAAAGCCGATGTGGTGCATTTAGGACCCGTAGCTCAATTGGTAAGAGCAATTGGCTCATAACCAGTAGGTTGTCGGTTCAAGTCCGGCCGGGTCCACAGTTGGATTAATAGAGTTTGTCATTAGGTTTAGAGTTTAGATTTATGTAGTGTCCTTGTCCGAGAGGATCAGGACGCTTAAAGGGGAGTTAATTTAACGGATAGAATTTACGATTCCTAATCGTAGCGTGGATAAGGGTTCGATTCCCCCACTCCCCACATGGTGTTTTCTTAAACATATTCCCGTAGGTCGGTAATTAACGATAACCGGTAGACAGCCTACGGGAATTAATAAAATCTTACGTGCTTAAGATCGCTTTCAGTTCTATTTTTCGTGTGTAATATATAGGAGGGTAGCACGACCCTCCTTTTTATAATAACTATTTGATATGGACATTAATCAAATAAAAACGTATCTACCATCAGGATGGGATGTGGTTGATCTAATAGATCACGGCATAATTGATCTTGATATTATGAACGGTAAGATGATTGGTGAGTATGTGGCTGTGTTGATGATAAAGTCTTATGATAGGATTACTGAATCACATAACTTAACCAGTTTCTCGTTCCATGATAAGGATATGGGCGGATTACGGAGATTGGTATCGAACGCTATAATGGCGGTTGGGTTAAGGAATAATACTCTGAAGGGAGATGGGAATACGGCAATCAAATAAAGGTGCTGAATACACTGAAAGAGGGATATTGGATATCCTTAACAGAAAGTTCTTGGTATCTCCTAGATGGATTATAAACAACTTGTATGTCTATAACTGGGAGTCCGATTATCTGGCTATAACCAGATCCATGTACGCTTATGAGGTTGAGGTGAAGATCTCGTTGGCTGACTATAACAAGGATTTCGAGAAACAGGAAAAGCACCAAGTAATGCAAGGCTGGTTCGAGGCTCGAAGGCAAGCCTTGTACGAGGCCGGAGGCTGGACTAGGTACGGCCGGCCCAACTACTTCTACTACTGCGTGCCGGATGGGTTGGTTGATCCAAAGGACGTACCTCCTTACGCCGGACTGGTTTATGTCCGTGGTAGGAATATTAATAAGATCAAGGAAGCTCCTATCCTACATCGTGACAAGTTTGATCCGGAAGCTTATAAGATGGCAGACAAATTCTACTACAATTGGTGGAACGAGAGACGTAAGGCCAGACAGATAGAAGGGAAGGATATGAAAGACGAGTTCAGGAAAAGCATGAAAAAGGTGAAGGAGAAGATAACCGTCGATGCCAAGATCAAGGCGATGGAGGCGTTCTGGAGCGTCTGCGATTACGCCTACTGGCCGTACGGGGGAAGAGGGGTGCCCGGAATGAGACCCAACTGTTCCGCTTGTGGTGAGGAATGTAAATTACAATGCCCGAAAGGGAAAGAATTTAAAAACAAGATACGATGAGCAAGATTAAAGATTTATTGGCAAGAGCCATTTCATTAGCCTCAGAGCAACCTATGAGCTATAAAGAGGCAGTTGAGTTACTTGATGGTATAGATACGTGTAAGGTCAAGATATGGCTAGAAGAGGGTGCTAAGCTACCTGAATACGCTCATAAACAGGATGCTTGTATGGATTTGTTCGTTAAGGATATAGAACTTGATAATGGAAGAATCATATATCATACTGGTGTACATGTAGCACTACCTGAAGATTATGAGATGGAAATCCGTCCACGTAGTGGTTTTACTAATAGCGAGCTAATTATGCAAAACGCCCCTGCTACCATTGATGAAGGATATAGCGGGGAGATTATGATAGTTCACAGAAAAATGGATAGGCATAGTCCTTATTATTGTAATGTCGGTGGTAAGGTAGCTCAACTTCTTATTCGTAGACGGGAACGTATCGTATGGGAAGAGGTAGAGTCGTTAGAGGATCTTGGAAAATCTGATAGAGGTGACAATGGATTTGGTAGTACAGATAAGATAAATAATGTATGATATGGAAAATAAAAATACGTCAACCACTACTAACGAGGGGTTGAAAGAAATCGATAAACAATTAAATCATGTTATGTATGGATGGAGATGCCCTGTATGCGGAAGGGTATATTCACCTTTTACATCTATGTGCGCTTATTGCGGAAACAATAATAACTTTAATCATATTACATGTAAATTGACATGAGCGGGAGAATTAAGATAAAGCCTAAAAATAAGGATAAGAAACCTAAGATCGATGTATTTAAGGTGATAGAAGACAGGTTTAAGAATATGAACGAGCTTCGAGACCTGATCGACATGGATCCAAGGAAAGGGCTGGTCAGGATCAGGGACGGGGCCGGCTTTAGGGAGGTGGAGCGGGGCGGATGCCTGCATCGGAACTACCTTAACCTATTGGAGGAGGAGCTGGGAGCTAAACTATCAATAGATCTTATAGAAAGGTATATCAAAAGATAATAATATATTAAATCGTAAAATTATGAATAGATATGTAAAGAAACCAATTGTGATAGAAGCCGTAAAATGGAAAGGCTTTAATAATGATGAGATCAAGGATTTCGCTGGTGATAGTGTTAAAATAGAAGTTATTAGGGAAGGTGACGCTGATAATGGGATACCTCCTTCTGTTGATTGTAGTATAGAAACCCTTGAAGGTGTTATGAAAGCCAATGTAGGTGATTACATCATCAAGGGAGTAAACGGGGAGTTTTATCCTTGCAAGCAGGACATTTTTGAGAAAACATACGATAAAGCCGATGATTCATCCGTAATGTGCTTCGGTGATGCTATCGAAGTGTTAAAACAAGGTGGGACTGTTCGTAGAAGTGGTTGGAACGGTAAAGGTTTGATGGTATTCAAACAAGTGCCAGCTCATATCGATAGCGACATCATCCCTAAGATGCAATCTCTTCCTCAATCGGCAAAAGACCTTATTCTGAAAAGCAAAGGATTCATTGACTATACCAGTCAATGCCTTATCTACAACGAGAATACCGGACGTGCCGATTCATGGGTTCCATCCATCAGTGATGTATTTGCCGAAGACTGGGAGATAGTTCGATGATAATTATACCAAACCTGCCCTAGGAATTACTTAGGGCAGGTTCGTTTTATATACCGAAGTATCTACCACGATCTGGCTATCCATATCACCAATCAACTCAATGATCTCATCCCTTATATCGTAAGAAAGCAAGATCGGGATTATGGTTAACATAAAAGATAGTAGTATCCCGAATCCTATTATGACAAGGATATCATTATACCCTATATCTAATATCGGCATGACAAACATCAACCCTGACGTGAATATCATTACAAACAACGTGGATATCTCATTTATCATATCCCTCTCCATTACGTCCTTGATCATATCTCCTCCACTTTAGTATGGTTTATTATCCTGCTGATATGACGGATACTTAATCCCGTCCTGTCCTTTATCCTACCATATACGTAGTTCCTAGATACGACAGTGGCTAAATCACCTAGCTCATTAAGTATCTCATCATACATCTTATGTATCTCGTTGTTGCGGATAACCGTACTATCCCTTACATTTATCTTCTCGATATCGTCATCGCAGAAGAAGATCTTTATTTTATGTAGTATGTCTCTAAACATGATTGTAGTTTTGTTCCAAAGATATGAATTTTTGATATCCGGTCAAAGACAATACATGGAGAAGCCAAAAAGAACGGGAGGGGCGGTGGTAGGACGGGGGAGGCCCGGAAGGACGAGGTCTCCCTCCTTCCCTTGGGATTACACTATCCTTACCGTTACTCGATAGTTACCATGAGAACTTTTCCCATAGGCATAAGATTCACATCCCGAACAAAGATCAGTTACTATACAATTATCGTTTAATACATAATCACCATCCCAACTTACATAACTTTCATCTAAAACCTGAGTCTGTAATTCAGATCTGTAAGTGAAATTAATGATCTTCCCAGGATCTTTTATCACCGTTACAGGAACAAAATTAGTTATCCTATTCCCGTATATCACCTTATTAGCCAACTCGCAATGCATACCCGAATTATATTGATACGTAAGGGTTCCCTCTATAATACCTCCACTTATGCCCAAAATAACATTGTACTCATTTTTCGGATTTAGATATGATATCTGGCCACTTATGCTTATAGTTTTTATCTTCTTATCGCGATATATATCAAGATAAGATCCGTTAAAACCAGGTTGATATGGCTTCCCATCAATATATATATCTACAACGCCAAGACACATATTCTTGTTTATATTAACGCGGTAGTGGATCTTACCGGGAGAAGAAGTCCTGCGCCTAAACATACCCCCTCCTTATCTGAGGGTTAAAATACCCCCCCCCATATATTCAACTTCTTTATTCATAATATGTTATGTTTTAATTATATCGCAAATATAATAAAATTAATGAGAAGGTCGTGAGGGGACGATGAATGGATTTGATGGGGATATAAGGGATATGTTGGGATGCGCATCACATGTAGAGGTATGCGGGATTGCGGGGATATGAGGGATATGCGGGACGGACCACCTCCCCGAAATCGGGCCGTGGGGTCTGCCGTTTTTTTGGACCGCCCCCCCCC